GGGGTATATAAACCGATGTACACTTTGCCGTTATCGTATCCCTCAAATCCAACGAACATTCCAAAAATCGTGTAGAGCGTCATCATTTTTCATTCTCCGTGGGTTATCCTTGCCAATACTTTATATATCGACCATCCACACTGAATACTTCACAAAAAAATAAAAATTTTGGGCTTGATTTTCGCTGGCTATTTCCATACAATCGAACCGCCCACATTGGGTGGTACAACCCCCCATTGGGGGTAGAAAAAGCCCTTTTCCCCTCTGCTGGGGGATTACACCCTGAATACCCACCTAGTAAACATATAAGTAAATAGTAAATGGTAACCCATAGCGAAAGCCCACCCGTACTCTCGTAAGAATGGTTCCAGTGTAAATAGTGGCTCAGGCATATTCCCTCACAAACAAATGAATACCACACTCACCACACACATAATAACAGCGTAACAAATCACCATAGACAATATCATTTTGTTCCCCTTACTGGTAAGTTCCTGATCTGTTGCAGCACATCCGCAACCTGTCCAAAGTTCAAGAATCCGCAAACGTCACTAGTGACCGGAGTATCGTACACTATAGAACCATCGCTGTCAAGCACAGCAACCTCGAATAGCCCCTCCTTTGCACCATAACTACCACTATTCCAGATCACACTAGCACCGTAGCCGTTACTATAGTAGTATTGTTTTTGGTAGTGTCCTTCGCCAAACCCTGGAACCTTGCCCGTAAAGTTTGCTTCGACGCATTGTAGTGTGTTTACTTGTGTCATTTTTTTCTCCTTACTTCCTATATCGAAATTCTACCACAAAAACTTTAGCGTGTCAAGCGGCCACGAGAAATTTCTCGTCCGAGTCTATCCTCAATGATAAACCTGGCCGGAACAATACTTCTCACACATTCGGCAATCTTGCCATTTCGAGAAAACTTGTTGCGAACAATCGTTTCCAACGTGCGAGCATTATCGTGGTGGAACGTGTTGGTCAGTCCACCGTCACTGTTCAAAAGTTTAGCAGTGTACATTTCCATTTCTTTCTCTCTTTCTCAACCAACGGTTATTTCGTCATCACTCTCATCACTGATCACCACACAATGCTCTCCGCACCGTGGGCAAATCTCGTGGTCAATTTGTGAACCGTACATCGGTTCGTTGCAGCAATCTGATTGAATCATCATTCCCATTTTTCTTTCTCCTAAACTTTCTTTCCTTACTTCTTATATCGACATTCTAGCACATGGAACTTTAGCTGTCAAGCAAAATTTTTTGATTTTTTTTATTCCCAATTTTTGTATCGCAACCGCAGCACACCAGCAGCGGCACGGATGCCATTTTCGATAGCTTCACGATCATCCCCCTCAAGGGTGGGGAGATGCTGTTGAGCAACACGAAGCCAAGTCCGAACTGTAAAATTGTTCAGCTTGTGGAATTTTTCTTGCAATTCAAAAACACTGGGAACACGACTCATTTCCAAAACACTCATTTCTAACTCTCTTTCTTTCATGCTTGCCATTATACCATAATTATCGTCATTTGTCAATAGGTTTCTTGAAAAAATTCTCGATTTTTGTGTCAAGAAAATTTGACAAAACTTTTTCATTTTTCGGCACGTTTGGCACGAGGTTTGCTGGCTGTTTGCATAATTTAACCCGAAGGGTTAGCTAGTACAGGGGGGTCAACCCCCCATAGGTGGGGAAAAGCGCTTTACTCCCCCTCGAATGGGGAGGTTTCCTCCTCAGATAAGCTAGCATACTGAGCAGCCAACGCAGCCACCCGTTCGGGGGATCCTGGTTTGCCTACTGGGAACCGCATACGATCTTCACCCCCTATAAGGCGGGGATCAGCTTTTGGGCTTTTGATTCGCAATTCCCGCAAGCCTGAGCGTGAAAACTTCAATACCTTTTCACTCTGCACCATACCACCATCGGCGGTAGTCTTTTGGCAAGGAATGGCGATACCCTTCCAGACTGAGGATACTTGATTCCAAGCATTGCGAGTGATCGGGAACTGCGACATCATTTTTTCGGTACTCATTTTTTTCTCTCTTTCTTGTGTGTGAAGTATACCAAAAGTTTTTTGTGCTGTCAACCCCCCTATCGGGTGGCTAGCTCTTTTCTTGCATGAATCAAGGCCCGCATGACGGACAGTTGTTCTTCACCCCTCAGATTAGGGATGCGTTGTTCGGCAACCTCAATCCATATGTCTAGGACAGTGGTGCCCATATCTGCGAAATATTTAGCGTAGCAGTTAGCGGTAGGGTAAATCTTAACATTTTGCATTTTCAATTCTCCTAAGTGTGAAACAGATTCTAACAAAACTTTTCCTGCGGTGTCAACCCCCCTCGCTAGGGGGCTGGTTTAGATACTACACTATGCCACGATCACCCCCTCCTCTGAGGGATCCCATAGGATCGTTGGGATTTTGCTGTTCGTCATGTCGCCCCGAAAGTAGATATCGTATCCTTCCGACTTGCGTTTGGCGTTTGATGCCCACCGTTTGACGTCTCGACTACTAGCAGTCTTAACTACTACCCCATTGGTGGGGTGTACGAAAGCGAAAAACAGAATGTCGAATAGTTCAGGCTTGACGCCGCAGAAATAATACTTTCCCGACGTTGGGCCGAGTAGACTAGACTTCACTTCACCCCGAACAATCCTACCCCCCACGTAGAGGGATATGTCATGAGTATGAGCACAACCCCCCATATGGGCGGAGTCTATGCCGAATCGTTTCATATGATCGACAATCATAAGCTCAACGCTAGTCCCCCTATCGGTGGGGGACATTTGAGCTAGGTCGAAACTAAGCTCACTCTTTTGGGGGGTATATACTTGGTTGTCGCCTCGCTTGCTGGCAATGGCATTTTTTGCGTTAGCTAAATCAAGCATTGTAAACATGGGTTTTTTCCTAGTGGTGATTTTTGTCGAGTCTACCATATTGTATCGGCAATCGTCAAGCGGAAATTTCATATTCTTCCGAAATAACTTCGCAATGCTCACCGCAAGCGGGGCAGCATTGGGCATCGTCACGGCAGTATTCGCCGCAGCAGTCTGAAACGTATGCAATTTCGATTCTAGTGTATTCTTCGATTCTACTCATTTTCGATTCTCCAAAAGGTTTCGTTTTCAATACTAGTGTATAATGCAATCACCGTGCCATTCGGAAAAAAATTTTTTTGCCTAGAAAATAGGGCTTTTTTTATCGTATCCCCCATTGGTGGGTGAGGCATTTTGCTACAAAGTGTAGCTTTTTGCAATGAATCTTGCAACACACCCCCTATCGGTAGGGTAAAATTTCAGATTTTGTCTCATAGTTGGACAAATTGTAGTTATATCCCCCATAAGAGGGGAATAGAAGCTATTATCCCCCAAAAGGGGGGAAAAGCTGTTTCGCTTGTCGCTTGGAAGCATACCCCCCAAAAGTAGGGTAGGATAATCATACCCCCATTAAGAGGGGTGGGTTTTTTTGTTTGCCACCATAGAGGGGATCACCCCCCCAAAAGCGGGGGGGCATCTAAACACAATAGGCACCCTCTCAAAAAATTAACCGATTTAATTTATGTTTATGTTATCGGTACTCTGTTTCTTTCGTGGCCTGCCCCTACTTTTCTTTACATTCTCTTTTCGTCTCTGTTGGCGCACCATATCAGATGTAACATTCTCACCACTAATTTTGCTCATTCTAGCAGCAATTTCTCTATCTGTCATAGTTCCCGCATTATCCTTTATAAACCCTCGCTCTGCAGCACTCCACTTCTTATAATTAGCCATTTTAATAGTCCTTACATTGACAAAAGGTGTATACTATTTAATATAATACGAATTACACCAGTTTTTGCAAGGAGCTATTATGACTAAATCGGTTGATTCCACACTTTGCGTTAAAGCCTGTGCCAATGTTGATGTAACTCAGGATCTAGAAAAATGTGAAGGAAAATGCGTCAGAGAATTACTAGATGAGCAAAAAGAAAAAGAAAACCAAAAAGAATCTAGCTAACGGAGTAACAGAAGAAGAGTTTTTAACCGTTTTAGACAACATAAGCAAACGGCTAGGAAACAAATTCAAATTCGGCTATCATACCTTTGAAGATATGAAGCAGCAAGCTGCAATATTTGCCCTAGAAGGACTAGAACGATACGACAATAAAAGACCATTAGAAAACTTCCTATGGACCCATGTTCGTAACCGCCTTTTTAATTATAAACGAGACAATTATCAAAGGCCCGATAAACCTTGTTTAACCTGCCCCTTTTATGATAAGCACTTTCAAAAAAGCGACAGTCAATGCACTGAGTATAAAGACATTAGCGAGTGCTCACTTTACTCATCATGGCTCGAACGAAACTCGGCCAAAAAGAACATAATGAAACCAGTAGGAATAGACAGCCTTAGTTTTAATTTTGCCAATAAAACAGATGTTGACCAAGAAGTGTCCAACGAACAAATATTTGAAATTATAGAAAGCAACCTGCCCACACAATATCGTGAACTTTATCTTAGATATCGCTATGGCGACAAAATCAATAAAAACGACCAAAACAAAATTGTAAATATCATACGTAAAATCCTAGAGGAAAATAAAGATGGCTAAAGTCCCCCGTAAACGCGGCCAGCTGTCACTAGACGAAGAACAATATATTAAGGAAAATTTCCAAAAGCTTAGTGTTAAAGATATTGCCGCCCACCTAAACCGCACTACTGCACCAATCAGTAGATTTATCGAAGAAACAAAACTAGATTTTATACAGGACCAAGAAGGTTATGACACCCTACGAACCAAATTACACAGTAAGAATTTCTGGGGCGAAATTAAAAAACAATTTGATGAGGAAAGTGGGGAATTAGAATACTTTGAGAACACCTGGATTAATTTAGTCAAACAATTTAGGGAGGATGTTTTACCCGCCGAGGAACTCCAGATCAAACAATTTATAACCATAGACATTCTTATTAACCGCTCTATGAAAGAACGCAAACGCCACATAGCCGATACTGAAAAATTACAAAAACAAGTTGATAAAGAATACTCTAAGAATGAAGACGAACGAGACATACAAAGATTGACCAATTTAGAAACCCAATTGAGTTTTGCCCGTAATAGTATTGCCAACTACACAAATGAGTACACTAAGCTGCTGAACGAACAACAAAAGATAAGCAAGGACCTAAAAGCCACTCGTGAACAGCGAATCAAGCGAATTGAGGACGGCAAGAGTAGTTGGGTGGGGCTTATACGAATGTTGGAGGATGAAGAACTACGAGAAAAGCAAGGACGAGAAATGGAAATTTTACGTATGGCAACAAACAAAGCTCAGAGTACACTTACTGAATATCATACTTATGCAGACAATGCGGTAGACAAACCCTTTTTATTACCAGAAGATGCGTAACTATAAAGACCCACAATACAAACTTTGGAGAGATCGAATTAAATGGTTGGACAAATATACGTGCCAATGGCCAGGTTGTAACATGAAGAAAAAATTGCAGGTTCATCATATAAAAAGATGGAGTGAATTTCCAGGGTTAAGATATCATGAACATAATGGCATTACCTTGTGTAGGCAGCACCATCAATTTATTAAGGACAATGAAGACGCTTATGCAGAAACCTTTTTTAAGATTGTTAGTAGGAGAAAAACATGATTATCAATAAGAAAGTTAACCTTCACAAATATAGATTAGTTCACCCAAAAACCGGTGAAGTACATCCAGCTGAAGATATTACGCTTGATCCTATCGAGGTAACATTCCAAGTATTAGATCAGGCCAAGGCTGTATTTGCTGTGTTTAAGGGAGTTCCTAGACCACTCCCTTTACTCAATGGGCCAGCTTTTGAGCAATTCCAAAAGGATGGTTCGCCAGAAGGCAGGTTAGAAGAAATGGTAACAAAATTTCTAGGTGATGATCCACAGGCGGTTCTACAAAGATTAATGCCAAGAACTCTAGATAGCGATCCTGATGGCCCTGGCACTATTCTTTCTGGCATGTTAAGTGCTATGGGCATTAACTCCACACCTAATTGTTCGTGTCGCGCTCGTGCTATTCGTATGAATACTGAAGGGCCAGACTGGTGTGAAAATAATCTTCAAACTATTTTAGACTGGTTGCGTGAAGAGGCAAAGAAAAGAAAGTTACCATTCGTAGAGTCAGGAGCAAAGCTAATGGTGCAAAAGGCTATCTCAAAGTCTAGACGATTATTAGCAAAATAAATGAGCTTACCTACCATCATCATAGATACGAGAGAACAACAACCGTGGCAATTTCCTAATCATACTACGGCTGTTAAGAAATTAGATACAGGTGACTATTCTCTAGAGGGACTAGAGAATGTACTATGTATTGAAAGAAAGAAAAACACTTCGGAATTTGCTAAGAATATTATTGAGAAAAGATATGATGACTGGACTATGAGAATGGCCGAGTTCAAACATAAATATTTGTTACTTGAATGTTCTTTAGCAGATGTATATAGGTTTCCTGAGAAATCAGGCATCCCAAAATATTTGCTGAGCAAAACCAGAATTAGTTCCAAGTTTTTGATTAAGAAACTACTAGAATTGCAAATACTACATAATATTCATGTGTTGTTTTGCGACTCTTCTTATACAGCATCAAAGATAGCTGAAGATATTATGTATAGGGTATACAAAAATGAGCAAGAATGATAGTATATTAGATGACGCATGGTTAGGACTAGGCGATCTATCTCTTATCGACACGCCTAATAATCCTATGATAGGGCGCAGAAAGTATGACATAGAACATCCTGATTACCATTTGTTAAAAATAATGCGTAACCCTGATTATATTGGGACCACAGCTAAGTTATTATTTGGCATAGAGTTGCATCCAATACAAATAGCTATCTTACAAGAATTTTGGGTGCGTCCGTTTCCTATGTTTATTGCATCTCGTGGTTTCGGTAAATCATTTCTAATGTCTATGTACTGTATCTTAAAATGCGTATTTACACCTGGTACTAAGATTGTTGTCGTAGGTGCCGCCTTTAGACAGAGTAAGATTATATTCGAATATATGGAAACTATTTGGAGAAATAGTCCAATATTAAGGAGTATTTTCAGTGGCAATGATGACGGTCCTCGCAGAGACGTTGATCGCTGTACAATGAGATTAGGCGATAGCTGGACTATTGCTATCCCTATGGGTGATGGTTCTAAAATCAGAGGTTTAAGAGCGCATATTATTATTGCTGATGAGTTTGCATCCATATCACCAGATATTTACGAGACTGTTGTAGCAGGCTTTGCTGCAGTGAGTGCTAGCCCTATACAAAACGTAAAAGAAGAAGCCAAAAAACAAGCGATGAAAGATTTGGGTATATGGAATGAGGAACTAGAAAGCCTAACCAAGAAGATGGGTAACCAGGCTATTATTTCTGGTACAGCTGATTACGCATTTAAACACTTTGCTCAATACTGGAAAAGATATAGAGCTATTGTAGAAAGCAAAGGAGATCCTAATAAACTAGAAGATATATTTGGTGCTGAAGTACCTGATAATTTTAACTGGAAAGACTACAGCGTTATCAGAGTGCCATATGAATTAATACCAAAAGGCTTTATGGATGATAAGCAAGTATCTAGAGCTAAAGCCACCATTCATACCGGTATATACAATATGGAATATGCCGCAGTATTCGTAGAGGATAGTGAAGGGTTTTTCAGAAGAAGTCTTGTAGAAAGTTGTGTTGTTAATGACAACAAACCAATTAAGCACTTAGATGAGACTATTGTATTTGATGCAGTTACAAGAGGTAATCCAAAGGCAAAATACGTCTATGGCATAGATCCTGCTTCAGAACAAGACAATTTCAGTATTGTGGTTTTAGAGCTACACCCAACACATAATAGAGTAGTATATGTATGGACAACCAATAGGAAAAATTTTAAAGAAAGACAAAAGCGAGGTCTGATTTCTGAACACGATTTTTATGGTTTCTGCGCCAGGAAGATCAGAGATCTAATGAAGATATTTCCTTGTGAGAGAATTGGTCTTGATGCTCAGGGTGGTGGTATAGCAATCGAGGAAGCTTTACACGATCCGGTTAGACTACAACCAGGCGAACATTTAATATGGCCTATTATTGATTATGACACGAAGAAGTCCAAAGATACTGATGCCCAGCCAGGTTTACATATTCTGGAACTAGTTCAATTTGCCAAAGCTGAATGGACAGCTCAAGCTAATCACGGCCTACGTAAAGATATGGAAGACAAAAAACTATTGTTTCCTCGTTTTGATAATTTCTCCTTAGGTTTAGCAATGGAGAAAGAACAGAAAAATATTGCAGAAGATGACCTTAATCCTCTTTACGATAGCCTCAGTGAGTGCATACTAGAAATAGAAGAACTTAAAGATGAGCTTACCACTATTGTTATGACTCAAACTAGTACCAGTGCTGGAGCTAGAGATCGATGGGATACTCCAGAAGTAAAACTAAGTGGTGGCAAAAAGGGCAGACTACGCAAAGATAGATATAGCTCTCTTATTATAGCGAATATGCTTGCTAGACAAATGACTAATGTTATAGCTCCTATTAATTATGAGGTAGTTGGAGGTAATGCGAGTAACGTTGGAAAAACCACCGGAGACATGTATAAAGGCCCAGACTGGTTCACTAGTGCAGCCAACGACGATATTTATACGGGAATTTACAGATAATAGTGTATAAACCTTGTAATTCCATTGCAATCCTATTATAATAGAACTATGACAAAAAAATATCCCAAAAGTGACGCTATCAAAGACGCAGAGCCCTACATACCAGAAGAAGCCTACATATTGTGGGGAGACGATTCAGCGTCCAAAGAAGCCGCACAAAAAGCATCAGCAGGAGCTTTAGATGAATACACAGCTGTTGGCAGCAAAACTGTTGCTCATTCTAGATATCGTACCGATTTCTCTAATCTGGATACTAATACCTCTGGTCGCCCAGGTTTAACTAGATCAGATTACGACTTTTTTCGACCTGATGAAGCTGTGCCAAAGCGTGTTAAAAATATCATGCTTAAGGCTGAAGATATTTATCAGCGCGTTGGATTGGTGAAAAATGTTATTGATCTAATGGGTGATTTTGCCACACAAGGTATTCGTATAGTACATCGAAATAAAAAAGTCGAAAGATTTTATCAGAGATGGTTTCAAAAGATTGGCGGCAAAGATCGTAGTGAAAGATTTGTAAATAATCTTTATAAGACTGGGAATGTAATTGTTAACAGACAAATTGGAAAGATCTCTAAGAAAGTTGAACAAAATATGTACAAGGCACTATCAGCTAGTAATGCTGATTTTGTTGTAGTGCCAGAACCAGCTGTAGCTAAAAAAGAAATCCCTTGGAAATACACTTTTATCAATCCTGTTTATGTAGATGTAGCAGCAGGCTCGTTAGCTTCTTTTGTAACAGATAAAAGATACGAGCTTGTTCTACCAGCGAGCTTACGCAAAACAATAAACTCACCGAAAAACGAGGCAGAGGTACAGATCATCTCGCAGTTGCCAGATGCTATTATAGAGGCAGCTAAAAGCAAAAAGAAATACCCTCTTGACCCGAGTAAGACATTGGTTTTTCATTACAAGAAAGACGATTGGCAAAGTTGGGCATATCCTATGATATATGCAATTATGGATGACATAACAGTTATTGAAAAGTTGAAACTTGCAGATATGTCAGCTTTGGATGGAGCTATTTCCAATATTAGAATTTTCAAGTTAGGTAATTTGGAGCATAAGATAGCACCAACTAGAGCTGCAACATCTAAATTGGCTCAGATTCTCGGTAATAATGTTGGTGGTGGAACGATGGATTTAGTTTGGGGTCCCGACATAGAATTACTAGAAAGTAAGACTAATGTGCATCAATTCTTGGGCGAAGCTAAGTACATTCCTCACTTAAACGCAGTGTATGCAGGATTAGGAATTCCGCCAACATTAACCGGGACATTTGGTGCAGCAGGCACGACTAATAATTTTATTAGCTTAAAAACACTAACCCAAAGATTGCAGTATGGTCGTGATGTATTAGTTAGCTTCTGGGAAAAAGAAATTGAATTAGTACAAAAGGCTATGGGTTTTACATATCCAGCAAAGATCGAATTTGACCGTATGGACCTCAGTAATGAAGAAGCAGAAAAATCATTACTTATTCAGTTGGCAGATAGAAATATCGTGAGCGACGAAATGATCAGATCTAGATTTGGATTTGATCCAGATATGGAAAAGACCAGGGTAAACAAAGAACATCGTGACCATAAGAAGATTAATAATCCGCCAAAGGTTGGCCCATATCACGATGGTAATTTTGAAAATAATATTAAGAAAATTGGTCTACAGATGGGTATGTTAACACCTAGTGAAGTTGGCGTTGAATTGATGGAGAAAGATCCAAAACAGAAAAATTTGATGCAGTTAAAAAATCAATATGAAGCCAAGAAAGAAACCAAGGCTCCACAAGACTCTAAACCGCCAGGACAATCTGGTGAAGGACGTCCGATGAATTCTAAGGATACCGAAAAAAGAAAAGAAAAAGAATTTGCTCCACAAACTGGCGCTAGTTTATCTATCTGGGCTACAAAAGCACAGGAATTAATTTCAGAAATTGTTAACCCCATAATGTTAGACTTTTACTCCAAGAAAAACCTAAGAAGTTTATCCAACACAGAATCTGCAGAATTAGAAGAAATCAAAGCTAAGATACTATTTAACATTAAACCATATTCAACTATTGATTCTGATAGCATAGAAACCATTTTGGCTACTATTAATAGCAAGGCGAACTGCGAACTTATGCATCACTATAAAAAGTGGCAAAAATCTATTCAAGAAGATTTGTCTTATGCTATGTCTCTAGATGAGCAGAAGCAAGCTAAGGCATCTTTTTATTCTATGGTGTATACAATCCTACATCAATAAAAGGGTAAAATATGAAAATATACAAACAAGAAATTGCTGATGGTATTGACGGACTTATTACTAGTCAAGCATCCGTTACGTATGCATCAGTAGCAGAACCTTGTTCTGACAAATCAAAGTTTGACCTGAGCAATATCAAGAGTGTTGCTTCCATAGATGATAAAGACTTATATTATGTTCAGTCTATTTTGGTAAGCTCTAGCTGGAATAAAAATGATGATATTTTTGATAAAGCAGAAATATGGAAAGCTAAAAATACTCCAGAAGACAAACCTACTAATTTAGAGCACGATGAAAGCTTAATTATAGGTCATATTACCTCAAACTATCCTATCGATGAGAACGGGGAGATTATTCCTGTAGATACTCCGATAGAAGAACTTCCAGACAAATACCATATTCTTACTGGCTCGGTAATATATAGAGCTTTTACTAAACCTGATATGAAAGATATGTCAGACAGACTTGTTGCTGAAATTGAAAATGGCACAAAATATGTTAGTATGGAATGTTATTTTAATAATTTTGACTACGGCCTCAGAAATGTTGAGACCGGAGAATATAAAGTTTTAGCTAGGGAAGAAGACACATCTCATTTAACAAAACACTTAAGAGCTTATGGTGGTACTGGCGAACACGAGGGTTATACCATAGGCAGAGTCTTAAGAAATATTACTTTTAGTGGCAAAGGTTTTGTTGACAAACCGGCCAATGTTGATAGTATAATATTTAGCAAAACTATGATTGATAATTTTTTGGAAGAGAAAAAATCGGATTTTGAAAAAAAGGGTGTAATAGACAATAAGCCGTTTTCTAAGTCGGAGACCAATATTATGAATTTAGAAGATACGATAGAAAAAATTAACACTAAATTAGACACAGTTTTAACCTCAGAGGCTTTTCAGTCTACTTACACAAAAGCTAGTGATCTTGAGACCAAAGTTGCTGAATTAGAATCTTCAGCTACCGAAGCTCAAACATCTTTTGATGAAAAGTATTCTGCTCTTGAAGCTGCCATGAAGGATAAAGAAGAAGAAATGAAAAAGAAGGAAGAAATGCTTGGTAAAGCAGAAGAAGAGAAGACAGCACTTCAAGAAGCTCTTGATGCTGCCAACGAAGTTCTTGCTGGATACAAGCAAAAAGAAGAAGAAATGGCAAAAAAAGAGAAGATGATGAAAAGAATGGCTTCTCTAATTGAGGCTGGTCTAGATAATGATGCCGCATCAGCTGCTGTTGAAAAGTTTGATAGCATTGATGATGATTCTTTTGATGCTTTTACCTCGCTCTTGGCAGCTATGAAGCCAGCTAAGAAAAAGGTTGAAGAAGAAAAAGAAGAAGCATCTGAAGAGACCACCGAAGTTTCTTCGGATGTAGAAGAAAAAGCAGAAGAGGAGTCAGTTGCTGACGCTTCAGATCTCGAAAACGTAGAGGTTGAACCAGAGGTTAGCCTTGCCGTTAGCGATGAAGAAGAAGCACCAGCTATCGAAACTACTCGTGCAGCTTTAGTTGATTTTGTTAAGTCTAGACTTCAAACCAAGTAATTTAATTTAGTATAGGGAGAAAAAACATGGCTCTTAAACCAGATCGTATAGAATCTCAAACAGATATCTCTTTCTTTATGAATGCTGTCGCTGAGCGCGGTGGTGTTGTATCGGTTCTTACCGGTGGATCCGGAGTTGCAATGGATGACGGTAATGCTGTTGTTGAATATGCAAGTACCGCTTCCGGTTCTTTACCAGTCGGTTTGCTTCTTAATGATGTTCAGAATTATGACCTCACTAAGCAGCATATCAACTGGCACAAAGATGAAGTGCAAGTTGGTTCGAAAGTCACTGTCTTGCGTCAAGGTCAAGTGACTACCGACGTTATTGCTACAGGTGTTAATCCATCTGCTGGTCAAGCTGCCTATCTCGCTGATGGCGGTGAACTTAGTAGTAGTCAATGTGCTGGCTGTCCACAAGTTGGTCAGTGGCTGAGTGGCAAAGACGCCGATGGTTTCGCCAAAGTATCTATCAACATAACTTGAATTTAATAACAAAGAGGGAGAATAAATTATGTCATCAGTTCAATCTAAAGCTTTTACTCCGACACCAGAACTTACCGATCTTTTGATCAAATCTGGTTCACAGCAAAAAGAGATTTCTCTTGCTGCTAATGCTGAATTTGCTAAGGCTCTCGAACAACCTCTTCGTCAGGGTGTTCTTAGCGGAAATGTCCTCGACGGCATTTTTGAGCCAATTCAGTTAAGCCAAGGTGCAACTCCAGAATTTCCATTGGATTTTCTTGCTCCTGGTACTGAAAAGGACTTTGTGGCCTATACCATTCCTAATCACGGATATATTCCAGAGCGTCACGTCGAAGGCGATTATGTCATGGTTCCAACCTACGACATTGGTTCTTCGATTGATTATCTCTTAAAGTATGCTCGTGATGCTCGTTGGGATGTTGTTGGTCGTGCAATGGAAGTTCTTGAAGCTTCTTTTGTTAAGAAGATGAATGACGATGGTTGGCACACCTTGCTTTCAGCTGGTGTTGACCGTAACATTGTTGTTTATGATAGCGATGCTGCTGTTGGTCAGTTCACCAAGCGTCTTGTTAGTCTTATGAAGACTGTCATGCGTCGTAATGGTGGCGGTAACAGTGCTAGCAATAACAGAGGTCAACTTACTGACCTTTATGTTTCTCCAGAAGCTATGGAAGACCTTCGCAACTGGGGTATTGATCAGGTTGATGAAGTTACTCGTCGTGAGATTTATGTTGCTGACGATGGTAGCGGAGTTGTCAATCGTGTGTTCGGTGTGAACTTGCACGATCTTGATGAACTCGGTGAGGGTCAAGAATATCAATTATTCTACAGCGATGTTCTCGGTGGCACTCTTGATAGTGATGCTGAACTCGTTGTGGGTCTTGATCTTCGCAAACGCGATAGCTTCATCATGCCAGTTCGTGAGGGTGTCCAAATCTTTGAAGACGATACTCTTCATCGTCAAAAGAGAGCCGGATTCTACGGATGGGCAGAACAGGGCTTTGCTGTCCTTGATAACCGCAGAGTTATTCTCGGATCTCTCTAATAGCTCTCAACTGTTATTGCTTTATAAGGGCTGGCCTAAAAACCAGCCCTTTTTTTATGATATAGGTGTATCTAACAGTATACATCGCGCACGAGGTACCATATGGCTGCTACTCAATACGATTTTAAAATCGAACAAGGATCCTCCTTCAGAATGTCTTTAATCTATAAAGATTCTGATGGTAACCCTATTGACTTAACGAATTATTGTGCCAGATTAGTTTGGAAAACCAATACCAATAAAACTCAATCTTTTACCACTGAAAATATAGATTTTACCAAATATAAATTTTACATTGAAAGTGCTGTCGATGGTAAATTAACTTTATTATTTCCAGCCAATACGACCAATGCCTTCGACTTCACATCTGCAAAATACGACTTAGAATTACAAGATAAAAATTCTCAACTGTATACCGGTGGCGGAGCAGAAACATTTCGTATACTTTTTGGCAATATTAACATAGTAAAACGATATAGTAAATCTACCGAACTATTGGATTGTGACTAATGGCTTTTTCAGTAGAAGTTTTACCAGAATTAACCAATATTATCTCGATAGAGACTACATTTACCAATACCATAGAAACAGATATAGATGCTATAGAATCTAATAAGCAAACACTGGAGATAATTAACAACAACTATAATAATGATATTGAATATACCAAAAATATAATTGACATAGAAACCACAAACGTTGATACTACAACCAATTATATTGATATTGAGATATACGACACTTACGCATTAGAAATCGTAACAGATACCACCTTAATGAGCAATATACACTATTCCAGAGTAGATGGATTAGCAGATTTTATAGATTCACGAATACCAAACGCATTCGACTGCGGAACACCATAATAGGAGCTTAAAATGCCAAGAGATACATTAATACAGGTTAGAAGAGGTACATTATCTCAGTGGAATATTGTTAATCCTACATTACAAGATGGTGAAATTGGCTTTATTACTGATTCCTGTCAATTAGTTATTGGTGATGGCCTAACAGACTTTAGTGGTGTTTATAGCGCGGGTTGTGTGATTGGTAGTGGCGGTGGCGGTGGCGGCGGTGGAGGCACCATCAATGATAGCTTCAAATATATTAACGTTTCTGGTCAGGATTTAATTGTAGCTAGTGGTGAGGCTACTTTAAATCTATTAGCCGGTCACGGCGTTAATATAGGCTCTGTAGCGGCTACTGATACCATTACCTTTTCTGTAAGCGGATTGGTTGCTGCAGACATTACAGACTTTGATACAGCTGTAGTAGATGCTATTGATACAGATCTAAGGGCTGGGGATAATATTGTTTTAACTTATGATGTCATTAATGATGATCTATATATTAATGCTACCGGAGTTGTAACACACAATGCGGATGGCGATGTATACATTGAAGGAGACTTAAGCGTTGCTGGCAACTTTAATGTTGCTGGATCTAGCACAGTATTTAATAGTACCAATGTTAATATTGGTGACAACATTATTACTCTTAATATTGTTGATGTAGTACCTAGTGGTGGTATTCTTATTGTTAGATCAGGAATTGAACCTACTGGTTATGCCTCTTTGTTGTGGCAGGAAAATAATAGCAGGTGGGAATTAAGCTCTGGTGTTTATTCTCCTATTGTATATGCAGACACAATTAATGCTACCACAATCAACGGCTTTTTAGAAGGTACGGCAGCTTGCGCAAATACTATTAATATTAGTGGTATTGATTTAGGCGGTCAGGTCAATGGCCTTCTTCTAACAAATGTTATAGATAGTGGTTGCCAAACTGTAGTGGCCGATACCAGTTTAGTTTATGATGCTAGTGGCCAAGTATTATCTGCTACATATTTTAGTGGACAATTATTAGGTTATGCCAATAATGCATATAGAGTAGATGCAGTTGAAACATCACAGAATCTTAACTATAATATTGTATTGGTAGAACAACCTGGGTCTGGAGTATACCTATTTGCTGACGGTAGCGGCTTATATTACAATCCAAGCACTAATTTATTGCATGTTCCTATTATATCTGGTGCCCCTTCATCTGCAAATATTAATGATTATATTATTCAGAACTATACAATAAAATTCTCCAAGATCGACGGAGGAACTCCATAAGGAAGTTTAGATGCCGAGGAATAACGAAATACAGTTTCGTAGAGGAACTGTAACAGAATGGAACACCATTGATCCTATACTAGCCAGTGGTGAACCTGCATTTAATTTAACAAACTATAGCCTAAAAATAGGTGACGGTGAAAAGGAATGGTCTTTATTGCCAGAAATTGGCGGTACTGACATATATCTTTCTGGAGTTTCTTTTGACAATAATACTAGAAATTTAACATTTACTTGGAATTCCACACTATCAGACTTAACGGTTAATATTCCTGGTGGTAGTGGCGGCACGACAGGAAACACCTTAGCTTACCAAAATATCAACACAAATACCACACTTTCCTATAATGACCATTTGATATTCGTTGATACCAGCTCTAATAGTGTAGATATTCAGCTACCATTAGCATCTGGCTATGGAGGTACACAATTTATTTTAAAGCAAAAAACTGGGAATAATCCTATTAATATATTACCTAGCGGCAATGAAACCATAGATGATCAGTCACAATATCAAATATTTTATAGTAAGAATTCAATCAGTGTAGTTTCCGATAATAGTAATTGGTATATTGTTTAGTGTATAAAATACTAAGCTTAAGCTTTATTTTGCAAAAAAAAAGGGGTAAATTATGGCATATCGCACAATAGATGAAAATAGAGTACCATCAGGAATTGTGTTTTTTGGACCTACTGCAGCTGATCAAACTTTTGAGTCGAATAGCAGTCTTATTTTTGATAGTGGAACAGAAACACTATATGTAAACAATTTAAATATTGATGGCGCTTTGACTGGCGCAGGAGGCAGTATTAATGTTTCCGGAGATACTGGCACTTCCGAAGTTGTAACTCTTGGAGATACATTAAAAATTTTTGGCGGAAATGGCATCTCAACACTTAGTTCTGCAACAGATACTATAACCATTAGTTTGGTTGATGGTGGTGTTACAGAAGACAAGATTAGTCGTAGTGTTGGCACATATAACGCTACAGCCAGTATTACTCACGACATTGCTTTAGCAACAGCAGGAGCTGGTGGTATTACTTTAACGTTACCAACAGCTGCTAGTGGTTTAATGACAGTGGTTAAAAAAGTTGATGCCGCAGAAGGCGTAGTCACTGTCGTTGGAGGTGGCTCCGCTGAAGTTGATGGTTCTGTTGGGGGTAAGAGTTTATATTACCAATGGGAGACTATGACTTTCGTTAGTGATAGCACAGATTGGTATGTGATCTGATAAATTAATTTAGGAAATTTTAGGAACGTATGGTTTACGCAATAACTTTACAAACAAGTGATTCTGGAATAGATCCAGGAGAAAAGATAGGTATTATCGGATTCGCTGCTTCTAATGATGACAGCGGATCTGATGCTATAACTATAGCAGCAAGCATTTATGCTGAAGCTGAAACGGAATTTACTGCTGCTTCAAATAAAACCGCTATAGTTTTTGCTTTATCTTCGTCTGGCAATAATGATATTTCAGAAAAAGTCAGAATCACTAGTGACGGATATCTTGGAATTAATAATAATTTACCATTATATGCATTAGATGTTAATGGAAGTGGAAATTTTAGTGGTAGCGTAACTGCTACAAGCTTAATAAAATCCGGTGGAACTTCTTCTCAGTTCTTAAAGGCAGATGGTTCCGTTGATGGAAGCACTTATGCAAAATCAGCTGGATCAGCATATCATGTAGCTTGGTTTCAAGGTACTGGCGGTGGCAATGACATAACTTATTATGGTAGCGACACAAAGGATAATATCTATGTCAGTACTGACATATATTTTCAGTCTAAGTACGGCATGAGATTTCTTACCGATACTAACTTTATTAGTGGAACTGAGCGACTACACCTTGATACTTCTGAGGCTGTTTTTAACGATGGTGGAAATAATTATGACTTCAGAGTAGAAGGCGATACTGATAGTGACCTATTATTTGTAGACGCAAACCTAGACATTGTTCAAATTGGCAAGCTAAATATTAATGGTGCGTTTACATTTCCAACGGTAGATGGCTCTTCTGGTCAGTCTTTAGTTACAGACGGTGCTGGAAATGTTAGCTGGAGTGGTGTTAGCGGCGGCGGCACAGACACTAACGACTACGTTGATTCCATAAGCTTTAACACATCAGACGGCGTTTTGACACTTGGTAGAACTGGAGCTTTATCTGATCTAACCGTTGATTTAGATGGTAGATACCTAGAAGCCCACCCCTCAACCTCTCCCGCCTCTTCGTCGGACAATAGTGGAAGAACATACATACAAGATATTTTATTAGATAGTTATGGTCATGTCACCGGGATAGCTACTGCCACGGAAACTGTAACTGATACTACTTATACCGATGGAAGTGGCTTGTCATTAGTTGGTACTACATTCCACGCCAATGTGGATAGTACTACTCAGTCTGTAGCCCCCAACTCCGTTAGCTCAACGGCTAGCAGAACATACGCTGTACAAGTTGATTCTAGCGATAAACTTGTAGTTAATGTTCCTTGGGTTGACACCGATACAAACATATCTTTATCTGGAAATCTCGTTGGTGACTTAAATCTAAACAACTACGACATAGTTGGTACTGGCAACATTACAATAGACGGCAACATTACCGCAGAATATTTTTACGGAGATCTTGACGGCGTAGTTGTCACAGAATGTAGAAATGGAACAGCAAGCACAATTTCTGAAGGAACTCCCGTTTATGTTTCTGGATATTACTCTGCAAATGGAAAGCCCCTCATTGCAGAAGCAAATGCTAGTAGTTCATCTACCATGCCAGCTATTGGCCTATTAGCTTCTGATCTAGCTTCTGGCGCAGAGGGCCATGTTCATGTGTTTGGTCTGGCGCAGAATTTACCATCCGGTGTTACTAATGGCTTCAGCGTTGGCGAAACTGTGTACGTTGCGGCTGGAGGCGGGCTGACAAATGTTCGCCCCACTGGAGTCTCTGAATTAGTACAGAACATGGGGCGTGTTCTCAAAACTGGCACTAATGGTAGGATACTTGTCCTTGGTCCCGGTAGATCAAATGATGTTCCTAATAGTGGACATTTTGAACAGCTTACCGTTGACGAAGCATCTAATTTCTTATCAACTATATATGCTCCTAATATTGGTGCTGGTGAAGATAATAGCGTTGTTGTTTTAGATAGTGATGGAAAATTAAGAACAGATGAAATTGATTCTAGAGTGTGGGGAAGTTCCTTGGTAGATGGAAATGGCACAGCAAACTATCTGCCAAAATGGAGCGATACAGACACTTTAACGAACAGTGTTATTTATGATAATGGAACGAATGTTGGTATTGGAACGGCTTCGCCAGCAACAAAGTTGCATATTGAAAGTCCAACGGATGTTTCCTATGGAAACCTTTTCATTCATGATACAACCTCTATGGCCGCTGGTGTTGGTGGCTCTATTTGTTTTGGTGGGAAATACACAACAGCTGGAGCTACTGCTAGACTTGGCGTAATCAAAGCAGAAAAAGAAAATTCTACTGACGGAAATAGCCTGTCATCTCTTGTCTTTATGACAAATGATCAAGCTGGAACATTTGTTGAAGAAAGAATGAGAATTACTAGTGATGGTAAAGTTGGTATTGGAACGGCTACACCACAAGCAAAACTAGACGTTAACGGAGTCGCTCTTTTCGGAACAACCGCTGGAAGCAACACCGTTTATTATGCTGCTGGTCAAGGTTTAGATCTCGTAAAGTCTACAGATTCTACTGACGGTTTACATTTTGGTGATAAAGCGTACTTAATAAGCAGTGCGTACCAAGGAATTAAGCACCTTGGCATGACAGGCTCTGGTGATTACATGATGATGAGTGAAGGCTTGCACACTCTTATTAGCGCTAAAGCTACTACTGGCTCTGTTTGGATTAGAGGTGGCGGTAATTACTCTGCTAATCAAATTAAAGTATATCCATCCATTATGCCAAACGGCGCTTCTGTTGAAATAGATGGCACAAATACCTCAGAAATTGTTGTTAATCAACTTGGTAACAATGTTGATTTTAGAGTAGAAGGTGATTCTGATACTCACCTATTATTTGCTGATGCTAGCTCTGACAGGGCTGGTATAGGAACAAACGCTCCAAATGGTAAGCTCGGCGTTTATCATACACTAACCAAAAATACTACTGGTCCTTCTTATGAGCATGGAATACATAACAGCGCTAATCATTACACAACTGGGAATGGCACGAATTATTCTTGGGGTCAAACCACAGATATCAGAAAACATGTAGCAAGCGGTGTTACTGATACTGGATATGTGATGGGTACTGACTTTATAGCAGTTTTATCAGACGAAGGTTCTTTAGGCAGTTCATTTGGCTTAAGAACTTATGCTGGTATTAATAACCAGAGTGATAACGGAACGCTTACCGCAGCATATGGAATTCAGTCTAGAGTTATTAATTTTGGGCAAGGTACGGCCAATATTAACACAGCCCGTGGTATTGATGTTTATATACAGGGCGATCTTGGCAATGCTGGAAATGGGAAAATAACAACCGCCTACGGCTTATATGTTAATCCTCTTTATAATGTAACAACAATCTCTTACGGTTTGTATATTGCCCCTATGGTTAACACCACAACTAACAGGTACGGAGTTTATCAAAACGGATCTAATGATACTAATGTTTTTATGGGAAATGTTGGGATTGGGACAAACGATCCTTCTTCTCCGCTCACAGTTGCCGCATCTAATGAAGAAGGCATAAGAATACATACCGACAGCGCACCGTCTCAAAATTTTATAATAGGTAGAAATACTTCGAATGGAACTCTTGTATTCAAAGGTTCTCAAAGCGACTTTAGTGCTTATGAGTTTAGATCAACAATTGGCGGGTCTTCACAAACTGTTTTACAAACAGATAGACTAACTGGAGCCATTACATTCAATGATGAGTTTACTTTCCCAACCACAGACGGCTCTGGTAATCAAGCTATAATTACCGATGGTAATGGAAATCTTTCATGGCAGAGTGTATTGCTTGATAATGACCTAAATGCTAGCATGGAAGCTGGTGATGGTATTACCTTAGTATATGATAGCGGCACTTCTATCCTAGCTATTGGTTTGAATCCTACGGGCGTTTTTGATAGCCTTAGTATTAATAATGAATTTACTTTCCCAACAACAGATGGTTCTGCTGATCAAGTGCTTGTAACAAATGGAAGCGGTGTTATTACTTGGCAAAATCAATCGGTAGGAGCTGCTTCTGCTACAGCTTGGGGAAGTTACAACGGCAGTACCAACGCTAGAAATCAGGAATATAATGTTAGTAGCATAACAGATAATGGAGGTGCTGGCCAACATACCATCAATCTTTCTATTACAATGAGTAGTACTGATTATTGTGTTGTGGCTAATGAATATCATCAGCTTAACTGGACTTTTGGTACTAGCGCAACCATTGCTACTAGGAGTACAACTAGTTTCCAAATTTGGACCGGAGGCATAAATGGAACAACAAATAGTGAGTTTGATTCTCCATATGTAGCATACGCCGTGTTCGGTAGTTAGGAGTCAAAATGAAAAAGATTATATATCCAGAAAATGAAACAATAGCCATAGTTCATCCGTCTTTAAGTTGTCCACTTACTGTAGAGCAAATAGCTCAAAAAGATGTCCCAAGCGGAGTACCGTATTTAATAATAGAAGAAGAACTATTACCAGAAGACAGAACATTTCGATATGCTTGGACGGCAGATTTTTCAAATCCAGACGGCTATGGTATAGGCGCAGAAGAATGGTTTAGGAGGAATCCATGATAAGTATTGATATGAAAAAAGCCAGAGACATATGGAGAGACAACTTGCGATTGGAAAGATCGCCAGTTCTAGAGTCATTAGATCTAGAGTTCATTAGAGCTTTAGAGTCTGGAAATACTGAGCAGCAAGAAAAAATAAAAAAACAAAAACAAGACTTGAGGGATGTTCCAGCAGATCCCCGAATAGAAAAAGCGCAAACAGCAGAAGATTTAAAACAACTTAAGCTAGTAGATGAAATAATTACCATTATCAAATAAGGAGAATATTATGGCAGATTTACCAATTTTAGATGCAGTTAATCCAGAAGTGATTCCTGCTAAAACTTACGACAGGGTGTGGATCGAAGAGGTCGTTATTCGCGCCCCTGACCCAAACGGCGACATCTTGGGTGAGGTCAAGCTTCGCAAATATGGTATTTTTGACGGCATTGCTGAATTTGAACCCGGAAACGGACAGTGGATTCGCGTAGAAAACATGCTACAAAAAGCTGATACAGACGCTACTCTCCAGACAGCCATGACGGCCCTAATCGGCTATGTTATGCAAGTTGGCGTTGAGAATAATGTTATCACACCACCACAATAAACAATCTAAGGAGATAATATGACGAACTATTTCCCACCAGAGCCAGATGGCAATCAAATTTATACCGCAGAATCTGGCACTGTTGTTAAGGTAAGAAAAGAAGGATCAAATTACAAAATTGCCAAACTTCCAAAACCCACAACTGGAAATATCGCTTTAACAGCAACTCCGAATGGTTCCATTGGTTACAGCATAAATTATGAATACAGTGATACTACACGATTAAGGAATGACACAACACAGCCTGACTTATCTGAGGTATTACCAGCTCTTAATCCAACATTAGAAATATATAATACAGATATATTCAGTATTAAAGTCAATTTAGAAAATACTACCAATAGTTCTTTTCCATTAACTATATCCAGCAATTCGATTTACCCATTAAGTGGTATCGCTGTTGGCTCATTATTTAACAATAGCGCAACATCAGGAGAATATGTTAAGTGGTATCCTGGCGTTGATGCTTCTGGTACATTTTATTATGTATTTTCTGACTCACCTCAATTTACTATGGGTGGCACAATCACAGTAATACCTGCACCATAATGGTGTATTTAATAATATTAGCAATTTTAACCTTTTAAAGATGGAATAAATTATGTCCTGGATACTAGAAATTCCTATAATTGTACGCACTTGGATTAACGACTTATCCGACAATCCTACATATAGTGATGACCGACTCCAGCAAGTTATCATTGTGGCTGGTCAGTATGTAACTAGAGAAATTAATCTAGACACAAAATATACTTGTGATGTTATTAATCTAACTATTACTCCTGATCCTTCATTAAGCAAAACTCGTGATGAAGCCTTTATTAGTTTTGTGGCATTAAAATCAGCATGTATTCTTGACCAGAGTACTTTCAGAACTAAAGCAGCTTCTGAAGGAGTTAGGGCAGGATTGGGTTCTGCTAATATTTCTGTGGCTGGTAATTTAAAAGGCTATAAAGACATACTAGACACAGGCCCTTGTAAAATGTACGAAAAGCTTCGTATGGAATATGAGATTGGTAATGCTAACGGTATTAAGGCTGTTCTTAGTCCCTTCGTGGGCAATAACTTTGATGCTAGATATATTAATAGAGAGTACGCAAGATATAGAGACTTTTATTCATGATAGATTATAGCTCTTTAAAATCTATTTATAATGACGCAATAGACGGATTACTATCTGCTAATGGACTAACTGTTCCGTGTTCTATCGTATATGAAGATCCTAATGGTGAAGATTGCCCTAATTGTGTAGTTAATCCTATTACTGGCAGATCTAGTTTTGCACACACCGATCCTGCTGAAACCATAACCATAATATCAAGCGGTAGCGGAATTCCTAGTAAAAGCTTGACAGATATCTATGTTTTGTATATGAGCGAAAATTCTAATTTGGTTGCTAATATAGATACGGCATATAGCTCTTTTAGGTCTTCGTTTCCAGATGTTTTAATGTTTGTTTTAGATATGGCCGTGCCTTCTGGTGAAATTGAAATACAATATCCTGTCGGATTTGCTACTGATGATAAATGCTTTTCTAGCCGATTAGATCTATCTACATATATTTATCGTGATAGTGGCAATGCTTCTTTAGCTACAGATTCATACCAACTTTTATTAAATATGATTAATGATCCTGGAGTTCCTTCTGATGTTGTTAATTTATTCGATAATGCTAATAGCGTCCTAGTAGCTTTTGACGCTAGCAGCAGCGCTAATGCCCCCAATTCCATCCAGGCTACTGCTGATAATCTTATTACAGACTTAGAAAATAATGGCATAACAACGAGAACTGTATCCGTATACCAAGAAGAACTTTTTTGTCCATACATAGCAAATTCTTGTATTGACACTAATGATCCTTTAATTTCTGGTTTTTATACCTCCTGCACACAAAATGTTGGCTGGCCATTAGGTGGTTGGCTTTGCACAGATACAGAACCTCCCACTGAAACCATTACGGTTACCCAGCCACCCTATGCAACTTCTGGTAATTTGGTTTGGTTCCCAGAAGGCTCAATATGTCCGATTTGTAATGGTCAGGGCGTTTTAAGCAAAACCTCAACCGAAACGCAAAATCTTGCAGTTATTTTTGACTCCAAAAAGTTTATCAACTTTGGTAATGTCAATGTGCCTGTAGGAGATATACAAATCATATGTCCAATTACCCTATATCCGCAGCTTGCCTCAGCTAGTTATATTACTGTAGATACCAACATCAGTTCATATGCACAGCACAAATATACTCGGATATCAGATCCGCAACCTGTTGGTTTGGGTGATAATCGTTATATATTCAGCAATTGGGAAAGAAGCTCATAATGCGTTTTACTACTAAGCTTTTGGAATCAGATAGCGAGATTGCAAGCCTTATTTTAAAATCTATATTAGGTGATGCAAAAAATTACTTCAGAAAACTTGGACCTAAATTACAACCTGAAATTCAACGTATAGTTAAAACAGCAATTACAAACAGCTTAGAATATCAATCTATTGTTTCTGGTAAATTACGACAACATTTTGGACTTCCTGATGGATCATCTAGACTATCTCAAATAATGGCCCTATGGGAAAGAATACAGGTAGAAACAAAACCTCCTAAAATTAAAGGCAGTCAAATTGGTGCATCTATAGAAATAGTAATGATCAAGGCTGACTATTCAGATGTGCTCAATTTACCAGCAAGTGTTTTGGTTACTGAAACAGGAGAGCAGCTAGAGTGGTTAAATTGGCTACTTCTTGCTGGAGACAAAACTATTATACGAGATTATGAAATCGTGATTGGCCCAAGCAAATATTCTCGTACAGGTGATGCAATAATGAAAAAGAAAGTTTCTGGAAAATGGAAAGTACCTTCTGAGTTTTCTGGAACCTCTAAGAGTAATTGGATTACTCGTGTATTAGATAGTGTGAGTTCTGATATTGATAATGCTATAGAAAAAGCGGTTAAACTATGAATACATTTTATGGTGTTAAAAAAGTTGGTCAAAATTTTCTGATCAATCAACTTGAAATCAATATGAAGTCATTTCTGGAATGGGGCTTTTTGAATGCTGGTGGGTTCGTAAATGTGCATAGATCCATCCAGAACGTCCATGCAAACAGCTTATTTAAATTATACCCTATAGAGGACCCTAATTTTAATAACGGCCAAATATGGCAAACAGCGCATAAAGGATGGGTATACGAAAGCGGGATTGTTAATGATGGTGTATCTCCCATACCTATTAGTGGTATTTATATTGGTAATGATTTTTACGATACCAATACCACAGGAGACTATCAATATAGTGTTGACTATAAAAATAGCAGAATTATTTTCAACAAAAAATTATCTACCAGATCTAATATCACCATGAGTCATAGCTATAAATGGGTACAGATCTACAACTATACTGATGCTAAATGGTGGCAGCAACTACAATATAATACAGATAGCAATTCCACACATCTAAATCAAACAGACAAGGGAGACTTCCACCTATCTGCTAAAAATAGAGTACAATTACCTGCTATTATAATAGAAACTGTAGCAAGAGGTACTGCTGATCCTTTCCAACTAGGAGATAAATCACTGAGAATTACTCAAGATTTCCTTTTTCATATTGTGGCAGATAATTACGACGACCGCAATAACCTGATAGATATACTAAGATTGCAGGAAGATAAAGTATTAACCTTTTACGATGTAGATAAAGTGGTTAAAAACCAAATTCACCCGATTAATTATGATGGCACATTAAATCCAAATAGAGTTAATTATGATCTTATAGTTGGAGATTCTTCATACACTTGGCGCACTTGCAGATTAAAAGACATGATAGTTTCAGAGGTCCAATCTGTAAATTCTGAACTTTATGAGGCGAACATCAGGACTTCTGCTGAAATTATAATAGTTTAAAAAAAATGGTGTATAATTCAATAACGTCTACCTTTTAACAAATTCGGAGATATAAAATGTCAAATCGTATTTTTTACGCATCGCAGGGCGTATCAGTGGGCAAAAGTGGTACTGCCAACACTGTACAAGGTGCCCAAAGTGTTACTATGAACACTAATTACAATCTTGAGCAAGTTTTCCAACTCGGTAGACTTGAAGTTTATGATAATGTTGTTGGAGATCCTAGTGTTGAAGTTGGTATTACTAAAGTATTAGATGGTAAGCCATTAATCTATAATCTTGCTTGTGGCTCTGGTAGTATTCAGCAAACCGCAAATGTGGAAAGTACTGTCGAATTTGCTGTTGGCGCAGACACTGTAGAAAATATTGGCGATAATGGAAATATTACTACAATTACTTGCGATCCTATTTACTTACAATCATTAACTTATACATTCCCTGTGGACGGTGATTTTACAGAAGAAGTTAATTTTGTTGGCATTAGTAAAACTGTTGCAACAGCTGCTGCGCCCGCTACTCCAACTGCAGGTAGTGATAGTACCCAGACTGTTCTTAGACGACAAAACTTTAAAGTTGATGGCTTACCAGTTGCTGTTTCTGGAGCTAATGTACAAAGCATTACTATTAGTGCTGACCTTGGTCGTGAAAGTATTTACAAACTTGGTCAGTTTAAAGAATTTCATCGTTATGTTAACTTCCCACTTGAAATTAGCTTAGAGATTGAAGTTTTAGCTACAGATCTTGATAATTTGGCAGTTGATGTTGATAATCTAGGTTGTAGTGGGTTAAATCTGGGTAGCGAAGCTGTTACATTGAATCTTTGTGCTCCTAGTGGTGGAAATTCAACAGTTTATAGCTTTGATCTTGGAGATAAAGTTTCGTTAACTAGCGTAGCATTTAATGGTGGAGATACTGGTGGTGGTAATGCAACTTTAACTTACAGTTATATTGCATACAATACCTTTACTCCTGCTGGCCCAGCAGTTACGTAATCACATGATGCAATTAGGAAATGGTGAATGGGAAAAAGAGTATTTCATGCCTGTCAAGGGGTTGCTATAGATGGCAATCCTTTGGCGGGTGTTCAAAATTTAAGTGTTAGAACTTCTAATGACACTCATGTTGTAGACAATTTTGGCTCTTTAGGTATTGATGGTATCTACGCAGATAATCCTACGTCTACTATCACACTTAGTAGAGTTCTAGACGCATCTGCAGACGTTAGATATCCTATCAACACAGAACTTCATGACGTTTTACCGTCTATCGCCACTAACGGTAAATATCTATGCTTATTTATAGGGGATGATACTAAAGATGTAGCGGGCAATACTGCTGGCACCAGTATTAAATTCAATAATATTGTCTATAATCGTTATACTTATAATTTTGTTGTTGATGGTAATTTTACTGAAGATATCGAAATTATTAGCAATGAAAAAATCATAGGCAACAATGATTGTGATATTACATCTATGGACAGCTTGCCTAGCGGAGCAGATGTAGCTCGTAGACAAATGTTTAGTTCATCATACAATTTAGGTGAGAAATTTCCTTCTAGTGGTAATTTACAAACCTTAACAATAGATATTCCATTTAATATACAAACAGTACAAGAATTTGGTAAACCTATCTCAGATAAGACTAAAAAATATCGCTATGCCACTATGCCTGTGGAAATTACTGTAGAAGCTACCATACAATATACTCCAACTAATAGTAATGATCAATATGATAATTATAGCTTTAGCTCTAGTGGTATATTTTGTGACAACGCAACCGGATTACCTACCACAGACAGTTTAAGCTTTGGTTTTTGTTCTGGCATTACTTTCCAGATAGATAATTGCATTCTAAATAGTGTTAATTATGACGGAGGCGGAACAGACGGCTCTTATGTACAATTCACCTACTCATATAGCTGCTATAATCAATTTAAGATTGCATCTTCATGAACAACTTACACAAAAATTTAGATAGATTATTTTCTGGATATTATTATGTTAAGTTTAAGGACGATAAATTCAAAGTTGTGTTACCAGATGTTTTCATTAATAATAAGGCAGATAGATTTTACGATAAAATATTAGACGAAATTAAATTTGACAATTCAGAATATTGGCTATCAGAAGATAAAAGATTTTTTATATTGAACCACCACAACATATGGAATTCAGATAAACAAAAGCACATAGATACTGCTCTAAAAGATTTAGACAAAATGAAAATACAACTATATAAAAACTTTTGGAGCAAGGATACTAGGGATTTGATCAAAGACAAAATCAAACAAATTAAAGACCAGATAAAAGACTTACATCATCAGAAGTATACCTTTTATGAATTTACCAAAGAATCATATGCTACCGTCATGAAAAATCGATATATTATTAAAAACACGGTGTATTACAAAGGTAGATTATTTTTAAAGGACAAAACTGTTCCATACAGGAAACGATTGTTATATCTGAATAAGATTATGGGAATGATAGAAGAATTATCAACTGAGGATATTAGGGAGTGTATTCATAGCGAAACATGGAAAAGCGTCTGGGACTCTGCTAGATCTAGAATATTTGGTAAGCCTGTGGTGAAGTGTAACGATGAACAGAAGGTAGCTATTAATTTTGCACAAACTATAGATAATATTCGCAAACACCCTAAATGTCCTAATAATGATGTAATTGAAGACTCTGACGCTTTAGATGGTTGGATATTATTTCAGAACGAAGAACACGAAAAAGAAGCCAAGAAAGCTGAAATTGAAAGCAAAATCAAAGATAAAAATGCTGGTGAAGTTTTTGTTATGGCACAGAACCAACAAGAAATTAAAGACATCATGGCACTTAACGACCCACTAACTAGAAAAGACATCCGAGATATGCACAGCTTTGTGAAATCCCATGGCAAGCAAGTGGATTTCTCTGAAGTTCCATCTATGAAACAACGCATAATTAGAGAGAATAAAGAAAATGCAAAAAAATAACTGTAGACAAATCATCAATGATGTTGAAACCCGCTTTAAAACCATTATGATAGGTAGTATTGCCAGGGTTGAAAATTATTTCGGTTATTTATGGGGACATCCAGAAAAAGACAATATAACAGACAAGCAAAAGGAGTTTAAGCAACTTTGGGAAGAATTGCGTACGGAGATGTTAAATCATGGTAATTTCCATATAAGAAAAGGCTTGGAAGACTTAGAAGAGTCTTTAGCCAGAGAGCAGGATCGTTATGAGTATACATTTTATGTAAAGGATAATAACAGGAGAAACTAATATGAGCGATACGTTCAAGGTTGTTAAAGACGGACAAGAAGTTGAATTAACAGTTAAAGCTCCATCACCTAAAAATCAGAGAGAAAGCCAAAAGATTTACAATAGGGCATTTTCTGACGCTATATCGTCTGGATCTATTATTAGGGCTAGGCTAGATGGAGTAATGAAAGATCAGGGATTATGGAATGACGAAAAAGAAAAAGAATATCAAACTATCCAAAAACTTATTCTAGACAAGGAAAGAATCCTAGCCAAAGGCGGCATTAGTCTAGAACAAGCCAAGCGTGAAGCACTAGAGATGCAAAAACACCGAAATAAGTTAAAAGATCTTATTTCCACCAGAACCACCCTCGACTCACATACTGCTGAAGGACAGGCAGATAATGCTAGATTTAATTTCTTAGTATCTTGTTGTGTGGTGTATAAAGAAGGTAACAAACCTTACTTTTCAGGATATGAGGACTATGTAAGTAGGGCACTTGAACCTGCAGCCATTATTGGTGCGCAGAAATTGGCAAACATGGTTTATGGGTTAGATGATGACTTTGAGAAAAATTTACCTGAAAACAAGTTTTTACAGAAGTATAAATTTGTTGACAAAGATTTACGACTTATTGATAAAAAAGGTAGACTTATCGATAATGAAGGTAGACTCATTAATGAAGAAGGTAGATTTATTGATGAAGAAGGTAATATTGTCGATATCGACGGCAATCCATTGGATGCCCAAGATAACTATAAGTTTGAATTTAGCCCATTCTTAGACGAGAATGGTAAACCTATATCAGAGGAAAGTGATTCCGATGAAACAGCCTCAGTTGAAGAAAAACCTAAACGATCTCCAAGGAAAAAGAAGGCAGAATCTGCAGAGGCATAATTGTTTTTGTAAATCATCATCATTCAAAGACCCTCTATATTTCGGTATAGGGGGTTTTGTTTTGGGAGATTAATACATGGCTAAACCCTTCAATTTGACAGTCGCATTAAATCTGCAAGGCCCCAATAATGTTAAGAAGGTTGTTGCAGATATTCGTAGGCAGTTAACTGGTATCAAGGCTGACGTTGACTTAAATATCAAAGCTGACTCTGCTAAAAACATAGCCGGTATTAATAAACAGATATCTTCGCTATCTTCTGCTGCCAAAATAGCTAGCGCTAATGTTACAACATTAAATAATGCTATTAAAACACTAGGTGCTAGCTTTCAACAAACCAACAGCCTGGCGAATAATTTTAACAAAGCCGCCAAACAAACATCTGGCAACCTAAAGAAAAGCGCAAAAGATGTCAAAGTAGCAGCAACAGCAGTTGAAGAATTTGGTAAACAGTCGGCGTTAGCAGTAAAAAGATTTGCAGCATTTAGTATTGTTACGTCTATCATTAATAGATTTAGTAATGCTGTTAGTGATGGCTTTAAAGCATTCGTGGATTTTGATCGTCAGTTGGTCAGAATTAGCCAGGTTACTAAAGGTAGCGCTTCTGATATTCGTAATCTCTCTAAAGAGATAGGTAGCTTAGCTCAAAACTTCGGTGTCGCATCAGAAGATTTAGCCGAAGTATCACTTACTCTTGCTCAGGCCGGTTTGTCTGCTAATCAAGCTAGAGCAGCATTAGAGGCACTTGCTAAAACATCATTAGCTGCTACGTTCGATAATATTAATAATACTACTGAGGGTAGTATTGCTCTTATGAGACAGTTTAAGATTAGCGTTAATGATCTTGAAAGTGCATTAGGTAGTATTAATGCTGTGGCTGGATCGTTTGCTGTTGAAGCTAGTGATATTATTACCGCTATCTCTCGTGCTGGTGGTGTGTTTGCTGCTGCTAGTCGTGGTGTTAGCGAAGGCAAAGATGCTCTAAATGAATTTATTGCAGTCTTTACTAGTGTTCGTGCAACTACTCGTGAAAGTGCTGAAACTATTGCTACTGGTTTAAGAACAGTATTTACTCGTATTCAGCGTGGCAGCACAATTAAATTCTTAAGAGAGTTTGGCGTTGAACTACAAGACGCTGAAGGTAAATTTGTTGGTGCATATGAAGCTACTAGAAGATTAAGTGAGGGTCTTGCTAGTCTTGATCCTAGAGATGTACGTTTTACCAGAATTGTAGAAGAACTTGGTGGATTCCGTCAGATCGGCAAAGTGATTCCGCTTATTCAACAGTTCGCAACCGCACAAGAAGCATTAGGTGTAGCACAAAGAGGCGCTGGGTCTTTATCTAGTGATGCCGCTAAAGCACAGGCTGCCCTTGCTGTTCAGTTCCAAAAAACTAGAGAAGAATTTTCGGCACTTATCAGAGAGATTGGACAAAGTGCTACTTTCCAAACTATTACTAAAATCGTATTAGGATTAGCTAGTGCGTTTATTAAAGTTGCCGGTGCTCTTAAGCCTATACTGCCTCTGTTAACAGCACTTACTGCTGTTAAGGGATTCAAGTTTATTACCGAATTTGTTAGTGGTTTTAAGGGTGGTCTTGGTGGTGCTGGAGCCGGAGGTATTGGTGCTACTATAGGCGGCGCACTTGGCGGTGGTGGCGGTGATAGTGATAAGGGTGGTAAAAAACAAGCCACCGAAAATAATACAACAGCTTTAACTGCTAATACTACAGCATTAACTACAGTAACATCGGCTGTTCAACAATTAACTACTGCTATTAATGCATTAGCTAATAAGTCTGGTGGAGAATATCCTTCTGGTTTAACATTTGCTAGTGGTGGTAGTGTGCCTGGTACTGGTAATCGTGATACTGTAAAGGCTATGCTTACTCCTGGTGAATTTGTTATCAGAAAGAAAGCTGTAGAAGCTATTGGTGCCGATAATTTAAGTAGGATAAATAAGTACTCTTATGGTGGCAAAGTTAATAATGCAGATGAATTTGAAAACTATAATATCACAACGGTAGATCTCAAAGACAAAAGAAAAGGTTTAACCAAAGCACTAGGAGCAACTGCTAGAGGATCTTTATTAGGTAATATGTTCGAAGGTTTTCTATACAATAAGTTTAAAGTCAGATCTCAGGATCAAAAATTTCCAGATGTACCTAATGTGCGAAATAATCCTCAAGCCATGAAAGCTGTTGGAGACAAACTTACAGATGAAATAGAACATGTAGAATTTAAGTATAAAAAAGAACTCGAAAATAATGCTAAATATGACGCTAAATATACTAAAGACAATACTGCTGTTTTTTCAGCATTCAATAAAGGAGGATCAGCACAAGACACTGTTCCTGCACTTCTAACTCCTGGTGAATTTGTTCTTAACAAAAAGGCTGCACAGAAACTAGGTGGCGTTACACTCAATAAACTCAACAATGCTGATAAAATACAAGGATTTAATAAGGGTGGTGTTGTTCAAAGATTTGTGGGAGGTGGTGGAGTTCAACCTCCTATCGGCGGAGGGGTGGTAGATCCATCTGTTAAGGCCACTATTGATAAGCTTGATAAAAATCTTAGGGGTGTTGGGGCTTTCTTAGAAGATATGTTTGTAACTGCTGGGGCAACAGCTGAGGAACAACAAAACGCAGTACAAGCTTTGCAAGATTTAGTTAATGACGTTAACAAAGCTCGTGCGAGTGGTGATAAAGATAAAATTGCTGAGGCAGAGAAGGCTCTTAGAGATGACCTTAAAGGCGCAATGGAAATGTTTGAGGACTTTAAGAAAGCTGAGGGCCTTGATAAGCCCGAGAAACCTAGAGCCTCTAAAGCTCCTGGCGGACTTGGATATCCAGGTTCAATGGTTACTCAGCCTGGGGGATTTAATGCAACAGTACTTCCAGAGGCAGCTAAAACCAAAAGTGCTTTTCAAAAACTTACAGCAGCAATAGAAAAACTTAATGATAAAACGGGTAGTGCAGTTGGTACATTAGGAGTTGGTCTAAGTGCAGCTTTACCACAAATAGATAAGCTTGTAGAAACTTTTGATAGACTAAATAATTCTGCAGTAGCTGCTAGTGAAGAATTCCAAACTTTCCGAGGCGCTTTGGAACAAGGTGCTAGTCAGGGTCTTAGTGCTTCGGTTGCAGCGCAACAAGCTGGTTTTGGCAGAAGAGGAGCTGCTGCTATAGGCGGTTTAGGATTTTTAGGAGGTGCAATTTCTGGCGGCATTGCTGGTGGCGTAGAGGCTAGGGCGGCACAATTTCAACAAGAAGCTGCCGCCGCAAACGTATCTCGTGAGCGAGCCCAAGAAGACTACTCAACTGCCGAAACTCAACAACAAAGAAGGGCTGCACTAAAAGAATTAACCTTAGCAAATGCACAAGCTGCTGATGCTACAGCTAAAGCTAATGCTGAATTTAACTCAGAATTAGCACAAGCTGGTCGTAGTGCTGGTATATTTAGTAATGCTTTGATACAAGGTATCAGTGCTTTGGCTTTACTTCGTCAATTTCGTGGTGGAGGACGCAGAAGAGGATTCTCCAAAGGTGGTGTTGTTTATGCTAACGATGGCATGTTGGTAGACTATCAACCTAAAGGCACAGACACTATTCCTGCAATGCTTACAAGGGGAGAATACGTAGTTAATGCAGATGCTACAGCAAAAAATCTTGGCGTATTAGAGGCTATCAATAAAAGTAAAGGCGGCTATATTGGTGGTGGCGTTCAATATTTACAAGGTGGCGGTCTTGCTGGTGCTACTGGTGGTAACCTTGTTAGGGCGGCAGATAGAGTTGCTGATTCATTAAATAAAACATCAGACAGTCTAGATAAAACCGGTAAAGATGTTGAAAAATCTGGTGAAAGATGGGGCGGTGCTATTGGTGATGCCTTAACAATGACCAGCGATAGTACGGCGGTTAATGTAGCAAGCTTTGCTGCGCAATCTACTGCAGCTGGTTTGGTTCCTTTTGCTGGAGCAGGAATAGACTACGCTTCTGCGTATACCAATCTCCAACGTGGTGACGTAACTTCTGCTGGCATAGATGCTTTATTTGGTACTGTTGATTTAATTACAGATACCGTGCAAGGTCTTACATACCTTACTGGTGTTGGTGCGCCTGTTGCTGCTGGTGGAGGAGTAGCCGCACAGGTAGGTACCGATGCAACACAAGCGGGCCTCAAGAAAGCTATAAAAGAATTTGGTCCAGCTATTGCTAAACGAGCAAAAGGCGCTTTTGAGGCTGTTGCGGATTATGGTAAAAAAGCATGGACCAACACGACGGGTTTTGCAAAAAATGCCTGGGACAAAGCAGCAAAAACAGGTTCTAGTATTTGGAGCACAATTAGCGACAACGCTAGTTCAGCTTTAGCAGCTGGTGGCACCTTGCTTGCTGGTGGATTAGCTTTTGGAAGAAGAGGTGCGAAACCAGGAGCTAAATTTGCCAAAGGTCGCAGGGCTGTAGAAGCTGGTAGGTCTGGAAGAAGAACAAGTAGAGCAAGAGGGGGCGGTGGATTTCGTGGTAGATTAGGAACTTTGGCTAATATAGGAGCTTTCGCACTTCCTGCCGCATTTGCAGCATCTGAAGCTTTTTATGAAGATCCAGAAATAGCCGCAAGACAACAAGCTGCATCTCAAGAAAGATTCAGAAACACAGCAGACGCAGCAATTAAGAGAGGTCAATCAGCAAGATTACAAAGTCCTTTGGCTGGCAGAGAAGTTTCACAATTGAGAGATTTTAGAGCTGAAGGATTATCACAATCTGAGATTAGAAGAAGAATGGGTAAGGGCGGTATAGCCGCATCTACTGAAGCCTCTGGTGGTTTCACTCAAGAACAAAGACGTCAAGAAACATTAGCTGCTAAAGGATTTGACATTAAAGCTGGACAAACTGTTGAGGAGTTCTTAGGTACGTTAAATGATACGGACAGGGCAGCCGCAGATGCAGCGGTAGCTCAGGCAGACTACTCATTAAAGCTAGATGCATTAATAGCTAATAGAAAAAAAGAAATTGACTTATTAGCAGAAGGTAGTACTGCTCGTGCAAATGCAGAACAAACCCTACAAAATGACATAAGAGCTATAGAATCCGGAGAAAAGTCTATTGATGATTTTAGTGGAGAAATTGAAAAACAAATTGGTGCCACAGATATGGCAGCAGCTTCTGCGGCAGAACTTGCTAGAAATCTTCAACAATTCCAAAAAGCTACTGCGGCCATTACGGCGGTAATGACGCGAGCTAGCGGTGCTATGAAACGCATTTCAGATAGTATTGATCTTATTGTGGCTCAATCTGATGACTTTGCCGCAGCAAGAAGTGGTAGTGCGACTGCAACCGGGGCTATTCAAGCTGCTAATTTTGAAAGAGATGTTCAAGTACTTGGTAATATGCAGGCCTTTAGTCCAGAAGAAGTAAGTCGAACTCTTGCTCGTGTTACATCCACAATGGGCGATAGTGAAGCTGTTCAGCAGGCTGCCGATCTTGTTCAGGGACAACAAGTATTAGACAGACTCAAGCCCACTCTTGAAGCTGCGATGCAAGGTGAAGATGCTCCTAGCCAAGCTGATTTAGAAAAAATTATTGCTGAAGGTTTTGAGGGCGTCCCAATGGCGGACCCGAATTTTGCTGAAGATTTTGCAAGAGAAACTGCCAGAAGCATGGTTTCTACTGGCGGCGAAGGTAAACAAACATCTCAGGCTATGGAACAAAAAGCTAAACAGGCTCAAGAATTCTTACGTCAGCAGGCTATGCTTACTGCTAAAGCACTCAAAGCTATTGCTCAACAGTCAGACAAATATACACAACAACTAATGAAGATTACGGATATGGAAATCCGTAGAGAGCAAATTGGTATTGAAACAGCTAATAATCTTAAGCAAGCACTAGGATTTAAGCTTACTCCTGGCGAAGCAACAGCAGCTAGTCAAGCTAGAGTTAAAGGTTTAACTGGAGGCATTACTGATCCCAACGCTATCTTTAATAAGATGCAAGAAGATTTAGCTAAACGAGAGCAGATGATTCAAGATGCTGAAGCTCAGGGCCCAGAAGCGCTGAAGTTAGCAATGACATCTGGTGAGTTTGCAGAATTAAATAAGTCTATTAATCAATCTAGACAAGCATTAGAATTTTTGGCAAATGATACTACAGCAGCCGATGCTGCCCTACAACGAATTGCAGACAGAGATAAACAACTTAAAGCACAGTCTGATACCGCTCTTGATCTTGTGAGTGACCCAACCAAGGCACTAGAGTTTATTGGTCAAGCTCAGTCATTGAGTAGAGTATTAAGTGGGCGTGGTGGACAAATGGATATAGGGCAAGGTCGGGCCTTATTAGGTCAGCTAGAAGGCATGATTCCTCAAGAACAGTTTGCCAAGCTTCAAGAAAAATTCTTTGGTGGTGCTGGAGCCTCTATGGGCCTAAGTGCAGAAATGAAACCGTTTGCTGCTGGAGTAGCTTCAGATGTAGCGGGCAAAAAACAAGATCCTATTATGGCGAAAGAAATTGCTGCCTATGAAAAGGCTGCAAAGATTCGTGAAGAAGCTATGACTAAATTAATTGCTCTAGAAACAGAATCTGCAGAAAACATCAAAAATAGTATGGGTAAAATAGACACAGCTACTAGTGAGCTTGCTCCTACTATTGATGGTATTGTAAATGAGCTTACAAAACTGCAAGAAAAGCTACAACAAATAAATGCTGGTCAACAAATTCCTGCACCTGCTAATGGCGTAGTGGCTGTTCCTCCAGCACCAACCGGTGCAGGTAGTGTTGCCGCCGCTATTCCAAGTGCTTTAGCATCGCCAACCCCAGCTCAGGCAGCCCCAACTGCTGCCGCCGCACCAGCAGCACCTGCCACGGCCGCAGCTGATCAAGGTGGCGCTAGACAGGTAGAACTAGCTCTTGCAGGCGCCACTACAGTAAATGTATCATTTAGTCCAGACGATATGAAAGCACTAACAGGAATGGGAGAGGCTATGCAGCAAGAATTTGGTAGAAAGATAGCAGGTGCTATACAAACGGCTAGTAATGGTCAACTTGATATACTGAAATACATGAGTTAAAACTATGCAACATCAAATATCTAACTTAAATGATAGCTCAATTGAATATACAATATTAACAGATCCACCAGGTAGTGGTACAGTTATATCTTTTGGTGGAATAACATTTAATCCGGTTCCAAAAGTTTCTATGAATATAGAAACATATAAAACTGGAGCTTTTGTTATTGGTGGCATTATGAATGTTACGCTAGAAGGTGTTTTTCATGGAGATAATTTTACAGCTACAGCAAATCAACTTACTGGAAAAATTAATGCCTTAGCATCCAACCACAAATGTATAGATGATATTACTATTAAGTGTGGCGATACTGCTATTATTGATAGTGGTATAGGCTGGATTAAAAGCTATTCATTTCCACAGGGCGAACAAAGTAACTGGTACAACATTATACCATATACCATAGAATTAGCTGTGGCACGAAACAGTGGTGCAGAATTGGTGGTTCCAGATCCAGAAATAGCGAGTAGATATGCTTTAGGTAATAATTATTTGAGAAGTTTAAAGGAAGATGTTTCTATCTCCATAGATGAGACTGCTCTGCAAACATATTCTCCTTCTGGCACTTCTAGCATGGGTTCGAATCATAGATACAGTAATGATCATATTATTGTTAAATATTCCATTGAGGCTCAGGGATTGGAAACTTGTAATGGTTGCGCCGCAGGTAGTGGGGTTGTTGGAGGCATAGAAGCTGCTAAGAACGTAATAGCTCATAGGCACTATAATTTACAAACTCTAAATGACAACCTTTTTGCTTGCGGTAGTGGTTTATTTCCATCGGGCAACTATGATTTTACTAAAAGATATAATCATACCAGAGACGTTAGTTATTCTGAACTAGATGGTAGCATATCTGTAAATGGCACTTATATTGTACGCCCCACTGGCGTAGCACACAATATATTATTGACATTAGATTCTAATGCAGATTCTAGTATAGAAACTGGGGAAAAAACCATTACTATCAACGGTAATATTCGTGGTTTGGTAGAAAACACTTTTAGTAGCGACTTATTTGCTCAAAGCAATGAAGATAAGATTAACAAACAAACTGCAGCCATGAATGCTGCTGAATCACATTTGTATCACTTGGTTAATAGTGATGCTAGTGGTATTATGGATTATGTTAAAGGTAAAAATAATTTAATCACTTTCAATAATGCTGTAGGTGATAGCAAGAATAAACTAGGGTACGGTGATGATAATACTGGAGAAAATTGGGCTCAAGACACAAATTCTTGGACAGGACATGACACTAACGAATTTAGACTATTACAGAAAACCTTTAAAAGAAATCCTGTTACTAGCTCAATAGACTTTACATTAACATATTCAAATAAGAATAAACACAAAATACCATATGCTTTATGGGCAGATATTAATATAGAACACGAATTGCCTGCCAGAAGATTAGTTGAACATGTGGTACCAGGCAGAGGGTATCCTTTAATACAAGATATTATGTGCGATACCTTAGATAGTTATACTATTACTGTAAATGCTCAATTTGAGCCTACAAGAAATATACATAAGGTTATAGGCGCAGCTGCTGAAACGATATTACTATTGATTAATGAAACCGCTAATGACTTAAATGCGTCTAGTTGGATTAGAACTCAAGACAGTGAAAGTATAGGTAACAACGGGTCATACAGGAGAACAATCAAATTGACTAGACACAGTTGCTTTGACGGGGCTACTTCGTCTAGTGCATTGGATTATGTAAGGATGCAACCGCCCAATTTTAGTAATGAGGCAGAGACCGAGGCTTCAGAACCTAGCCAAGCACCTACTATCAACATAGCAGATACCTTAAACAACGAACCAACATTACCAGTATCAGAATAGGATAGGCATGTTTAGGATTTATTATGATATTAATGTAAGAAGCTCTAGGAAAGAACTTTACTTCCCACAAAGCATAAATAAAGTCTACAACTATATTAAGTGCAATAATATTGACATTAATAATGTAGGGCTTAATAAAATCTATTCGGTAAATGGAGTAGACCAAATAGTTCACAAAATAGATGACACAGGATTCTTTATTGCACCAGGTATTTTTATCGCTAATCCTTTAGAGAAAGACAACTATAGCATAGTTATTAATGACACCACCTACTCATTATCTTTCAATCCTTATGACGATATTGATCAAATATTGGTAGGTTCGGTGGTTTTTGCAGACAGAGTGGGAAGTTGTAGGGCTGGCGATACTTTAAGACTTATTGAGGATGCTGACACATTAGCACTATTAAACTATGTAACAATTACTGATGTAGAAAATTTGTTTGGAATATACTTACATGAAGCTCCTACTACTGTAGCTTATTTTGATCATTCCTTACCTGTTTTAGATTGGTTAAACAAATGCAATAATCTCTATGGTCAATCTTTGAGCACGCCCAAAAAAGATGTCAACATATTTTTATACTACCGAATATATGGTGGTATTCCACATATGAAAAGATCGGCAGATAATACATACGATTTTATCTTACAAAATTTAACCACCAACGAAGAAATATCTTTAAAAGCTAAGCAGTTTGGTTATCAACAAATTAATCTAAAACATAGATATAGACTCAAAATCACAGATGCTATGGGTGATATTCCACTAATGATTAATGATACCGCAAATTCTGCTGAATATATTGAGTTAGACTTAACAAATCCCTCTATGTATATACCAATAGAAACATTATCAGAGGGTAATACAAAATTAAGACCTTTATCGGAGATATGGTGATAATATGTCTATATTTGATAATAATATACACGTTCAAAAACCTGGCAAGTTTTCTCTTGGCGAATCTTCCAACCCTATACCATATCAACAATGGGCAAATTGTGACATCAAAGGCTTTGATTTACATCTAGGTTACGGATCACAAGAAACAACACTTACCCTTAATCTTGTTGAAACCATGGAGCCTCCTGCTGCTGGTCAAACAGGCACAGGACAAAACCTTATAAATGAAACATATCCCAATGCAGAAAGTTGTGATTCTCCTTCTCCAGACCAACCCTGCGTTACTCGGGCATACAATGGCGTTTTAGGCCAATTGTACAATATACAATTTTTTGCCACTAATGGAGATGTGGTTTTTGAATTTGCTGGTGTCTTGCAAGACCATGATATCAAAATGGATTCTGGTGGTCGCACTATTACCGCTAGGTTAGTAGATGGCAAGCAATATTTAGACAACGTAACCATTATTACTAATAAATATTATAGCAGAAGCTATGTCTATGATAATTCTACTGGTAGCAGTAAAAACGTTTTAAATGCATTATATGAAGCTGAACCTGGTGTTTCTGCACAGTTTGATAAACTTACTAATTATACTTCTGGTTTAGACAAATGCGCTTATTATATGGATAGCGGGACAGACAAGGATGGTATGCCAGCACTATTTGTGCTTGGTCAATTTATGTCTGCTACTAGGTATTTATCTTTTCCATTAACTACTCAACAAGCTAGAATTAATATAGATGACGTATACAACGCATTAACATCCGACGTTAAAGCTATACCATTAAGAATAAATGACACATCTATTTCTTTATTAAGTTTATTGCAAATGGTATCTGATGCAACTGGTAGAGAGTTTTTTGCCTATATGGAATATAATGATAGTGGCTTTGAAATTGTAGTGAAAACTATAGATAAGACAAAAATTATATCTGGCACTACGTTAAGAAATAAAATTAATGACTTATATTACAGTCAGTCACGAGGTAGCCGTAATTATTCTAGTGTTAGTTATGGTCAAGAAGCTGTAACAGAAAATACTAGAAATATTATTATTGGAAGTAATATGAGATATATGTTAGAAATTGAAAGAGATACTCAGTTCGATGTATTTGGTACTAGCTCTTGGGAAAATTGGCAAATTCAAACTTGGACATCAACTACCCCTGATCCGCAAGATTTAGACAATGTAATTCCTAAAACAGGTTCGGAAGCTATTGTTAAAACATTAGACTACACGGAAAAACCTTCAACAGCCTGTTATGATGCAAGTCAATGGGTACCACAAGGAGGCGGCACATGTAACATTCCTACTGGTGGCGGTAGAATTGCTATGTTACTAGGAGAAATGTTGAATGGTTTTAGCGCAGACGGCATTCCTACATATAGATTAAATGTAAGTAATTTATGTGGAGATATTATTGATACAACGTATGACATTACAGAGTTGTGTCAAATATTAGGATTGGGATGCACAGGTACTGCTAGATTAAGTCAAGAAGAATTACTATTTAGCGAAACCTACGAATCGTATATCAATTGGTCTATTATGCATCCAGGTTCTATAGGGTACACTTTTGGTCAAGCTATATTTGGTAGCTTGTGGGGAAATTTTGAAAAATATGCTTTGAAAATTTTTGCGGATATTGTTGACAATGGTAGCTTCGACAGCTTTAAAGATCCAGCATTAGCGTTTCCTGATGCTCAAGTTAGTCAAAAACTTTTTGAAGTTGTTCATCAATACGTTAAAAATATATATGATAATTATTATGGTAGAGAATATGTTGTGCTTTTGGATTCTAAGATTAATGGTGTTAATAGTTTTGATGTGTGTTTAGGTAAAAGCTATAACACTTGGTCTGCTAGTGCTGATGGTCAAGCGCCCGGCTCATCGCCATCTTCAGCAACTTTACCCATAAGTCAAGTAACTGACTTTATACAAAATGGTGTAGTTCAACAGGCGATTAAAACTGCTGGGTCAAATGGCTACCTTTCTGCTACAGACACTATAGTTAATGGAGGATGGTTTGCTGGTACTGCGGCCTATCATAGCAATATACTTGGTATTGATGCCACAAACGGACTTAGTACTTTTCTTAATGACGATAATACTATTGGTGGATTTATTAAATATGGACCAGTAGATAATATATGTAAAAGAATAGGCAATGTAACTTTTTCCTTCAGAGTTGATCTTAGTGATCTAGACCCTAAAGATTTTTATATCTACCAAAATAATTTATATTTACGGGCTAGTTTTAGCGAAGAGATGTATTTCACGGCATTTGCTGGTGCCAATTATGGAGGAGATAAAGTATTTGCTAGATTTAGTATTCCACGAGTTAAGCTTGTGCCGTCTTTAAATACTAACGCAGCAGTTGGTAGAGCTGCTAGTAGAATGGCTTTAATAGCATTGCAAGCTATGACTGATATTACAAAATTAGATGCTATTGCTGATGGCACCATTACTTTAGAACAGGCAATTAAAGATAAGTTGGCTGGCGGTGGCATTAATCCAGGCACTTGGGACGGCATAGCTTCCAATTTAGCTATTACTAATTTAGCAAAAATTTCTGTACCGGCTATTGTGCCACTAGCTGTAGCTATTCCGTTTGAAAGCCAAACTATGACATATGGCCCGTGGCACTTTCAGACAGAAGAGACCGGCGGTATGCAGGTTATAGATTACGATATTAACCCTTGGTCTTATGGTTTCGGAAGTACTGCTCATAATGATAGCTTTGTTAACATGAGAGCAGATGGTATGTTATTGGCCAGGAACGGTGCTTGTGGTCGTACATATCAAGAAAAAGCCACTTTGAGCTTTGTAGGATTACCATCATTTAATATAGGTAGCTTAGCGGACGATACTGATATTCAGTCTGCTATTTTAAGCGATATAACATTTAATTTTGGTGTTGATGGTGCCAAAACCAATATGACATATCAAACATTTAGTCCTAAATTCGGCTCGATGCCTCAATACGTTGTAGAGGCTAACAAAAAGACCATTGCTAATAAATTAGAGTATATGAGAACTTTTCGTGCTGATAGATATAAAAATAGAGCAATGTCATTAAAGCTTAGAGAAGATGTATTGAAAATCATGGCTGGTAAAGGTGGTGGAGGTGGAGGTGGTTCTGCAGGAACAGAAAATCCTACATACAATTCTAAATACGATCATTCTCCATCTAAATTATTAGTGGGCGGTTATCTTAATAAAAATACAACAGAAGAAATCACCAATAATTCATTTAATGTAGGCACAGACTCGAGTACAGTACAGACGCATACATATACTCAAGATAAATGTGAAGATATTGACAACAATCCATTTCCACTAACAAAAAATGCTCCAGATAATACTAATGGAAATATTTTAAAAAGATATGTTAGTGCTGAAATACATCCTACATATGAGTTTGATACTACTCAAGCTGAATACTATAAAAATATGAGTATTATGAGTATGGATGGAATATTTTTACCTGTATCTGTTAATGGCGGAAGTAATAATAAGCTGTGCAGATATGCCACACCTAAAACATATAGCACATTACCTAAAAGCAGGCCAATACATTCCATGCCACCCATTCAGTATAATGGTCAAGAATTTTTTAACTTAGACATTCACAACAAATACTTAAACCCTATACTTAATACGTCTATTATGTCTTCTGATTGGTCAGATGGTAGACAAAATGGGAGCAATAAAGGTTTTGTAATTATTAATATAGGACAAGGCGACACACCACAAGAACATATTAATTTTGATGAATTAAAGGAGACCGGTGGATCTACGGCTATAGATAGAGCTAATTTCTCTGATTTTAGATTCCATGCACTTAGAGGCCCACTGGTATTACAATCTTGGGGCTATGATATTAATGGCAAGCCTATACCTAATGCTAATGACTCAGCAACTGCCGCTGAAGCTGGTCAGTTTAATGATATCTTCCTTAAGGATAAATTCTTAAAAAATTGGCTAGCAAACCCCAAAACATGGCCTGTAGGACCAATAGATCTACGCTGGGATAGACACAGAGGCGTATGGGTATCCCCACCAGCCAACAAAATAATTGTAGCTAGACTTACCAGCAAAATGAATCCCTTTGGCACCGCCTCTGCAGAACTATTAAATCCTGCATCTGGCGGCAAACAATATTATAACGAATACAATTTATATGGGCCAGATGGAGAAAATATTAAAGAAGATGTTAGAAATTGCACAGTTACAGTTCATGACTATATAGGTCAAGCATTACCAAAGTGTGCTATTGTTTATGTTTATTATGATGACGGTAAATATATTGTAGTTAATGCTGGCGTTAATATATTACAAAGAGCTAGGATAGGCTCTGGTAATACGATTAGTTGTAACGGTAAATGCAAGGGGGAGCTTTTTTATATAGAAGAAGGAGGTGGGTATTCATATGGTGATCCTTATTCTATAGAAATTATAGACACAATGGGCATAGTGCCTCAAACTTTGCCTGGATACACTAGATTATGGGTCACTAAACTCGATGATAGTCCAGCTTATGAAATAGTTTACATAGGCAATAGAGAAGATGCTAATTGTGGATCATGTGGTGGTTTTGGGGTATATAGTATTGCTGGAGTTGATTTTAATAAGTTGCCAACTGTTACCACTGTAGGAAAGGTACTTACTGTTACTGATGGTGGCTGTTTGGCACTGGTTGGCACTAGTGACTGTACTTCACAATCATCAGCAGGAACGACATAGTTATGGACAACTATACGGCGTTAGAGCAATTATCTCATATATATCATGCATATAATGGCTTGCCAAAAGCAGAAGCCTTAATGTGTATTCATAATACTATTGGCTTGATATTTGATTCTGGTACCATTGTACCTAGTGGCGAAATGCCGGTCACAGAAAGCGCCCTGACTACTGCTATTATAGAAAAATATTCTGACTATTATCAAAATATCAGAGCAGAGGGCGCTAAGGTAGAACGGTCTTTTTTAAAGTTGTACCAATTAGATCAGCTTGATAAAACCAAAGCTTTATCCATAGAAAACTTTAACGATATTACTGACGTTAAATTAAGCGAGGAATGTGTTAACAATAGTGGTATAGGCTGCGATCAACCAATACCTATAGATGTTATGCATTCTGGATTTAATTTTGAGTGTAAATTATATTCTGGTGTACCGCTTTTTGGACGGTACATACCCAATGCTACACTAGACTTATCTGCGGGTCGTACATATCTATTTAACATAGATTCTTCAGGCCATCCATTTGCGATACAAACAGTTGCTGAGCCTTATAATTCTGGCAGCCTAGTGCCATTGTCAAATAATCCTACAGCAACTGGGACTATAGAATTAGAAATTCCAAAAAGTGGCTTATGGATCAATAATCAACAATATAAAACACTATACTATGCTTGTGCTAATGATGGTGATAAGCTACATTTTGACAATTATGAGAATATCAATTTTACAATTATAGGTACAAATGATGTGCCTATTATTACTGATATTAAGGATAACTTTATAGGGGTGGCAGAAGAAGTTGATGCTACTGGTCAAATTATTTTAGCTAACGGAAAAGTACGCCTATTAGATTTGGATTTTGAAGATACACTGACTTATACAATTACACCTCTTACTTTTTTTGGTCAATTAACCAGCCCTGATCGATTTTCTATAGAATTAGAAGCAGATCCTAGTGGTGATCTATTAACCAATGCTGGTTATGTTGATATGGTTTGGAAATATTCTGGATTACCTACAAATTTAGATTTCTTAAGATTCGGACAGACTCTTCCTTTAAGATGGAATTTAAAATTTAATGACGGTCACCAGAACTCAAATACGGTACCTATTAGCATTTATTTATATGGAACTAATGATCCAGTAATCTTGAATACCGGTTTAGATTCTGTCATGAGTGGAACAGTAACTGCATTGCCAAATTATTCTACTGATATATTATCTACAGAAGGTTATTTTTATTTTCAAGATCCTGATTTAGGAGATGTCCACAGAACTTATTATGAGAAAATTTCTGGTAATCACGGGGTTTTAGGATTAAGTTTAGATGAAGCTAATAAAAAAGTAACTTGGATATATGATGTGAGTAATGTAGAGCTATGGACGCTATCTTCTGGCATGGTAGTGGAGGAAGTATTTAGGATATATGTAGCAGATAATTATGGATCTTCTTTTTCGGAAGATATTTCCATCTCTCTTAGTGGGGTCGATCAATTCGGTACCCAATCAATAGACTATGATATTTCTCAGTACACAACCTTCAATTGTAATCCTTCTGGTACAGGTATTACTCTAATTGAAACAAATTTTCCGTTTTATAAAAGTGGGGAGTTTTGTTTATCTGGAATATCTATTAATTTTGATGACAAGGTCTCACTTACTGCAACAGTAGAAATTAGTGGTCGTACTTCTGGACTTCCTGTGAGCAGTGGTCAGGTTCTGGATATGCTTAGCTATAATCTAGATAAGGAAAATGAAAAAATTACCTGGGTCTTTGATAGTAAACCCGAAGCTTTTAATTATTTACGCCTAAATGACAATCTGAATATATCATATCAGATTCGTATAGCTGAAGATAAAGAAGGCGGCATAATCAATATTAAACCGCCGTTTCAGCCTTATATTGTTGAGCCTAGATACGACGCATATCTTGAGCCTGGTACACATGACTATATTGATAGTAAATATTGGGGAACTAATGAGAGAATACCATTAAAATATGGTGGTTTAAGTGACATTAAAGTATTTTTTGACCGCAACACTAATTGTGTTGACATTAATAATTTTAAGTATTTGGCTAGCGGCTCTTTGCTTTTAGACAATATTCGTATTCCTTTTCATCCTCAAATTATATCAGAAGATCAAGATGTTTTTGCTGGTTATAAACCTTCAGATTTGATATCTCAAAACGGTAATTGGGGATGGAATAATTTTTTATATACTTCTGAATTATCTGAATCACAAAAACGAAAATATATATTGCAAATTGGCAAAAACTATGAAGATATACTAAAAGAATACGATGAGAAAGGAGAAGTAAGCCCTTACCTATATAGTACAAAATGGCCAGCAGAAAAAGTATATGTTAGTTTCGAGCCATCATTTATTGGCGTAAGCGGTATTCATTACGAAAGCGGAGATCCACCATTAATAAATGTTATAACAGACAAGGGCGAATTATTATGTAGTGGTGAGCCAGTAGCTTATCGCAACATTAGCTTAGTAGATATTAGACCAAATGTTTATGCTGTTAATACTTATCTAAATAGTCAATTAGCCACTAATTCCACTTTTGTTACCAAGTGTTCATCTCCTATTATAGGCTATTTTTTAACTGCAGACAACCAACCTTTCGGCAGTTACTTTCAACTAGAATATATGGTTAAAAATGGTCAAAGCGCCTATACTCTATCTGCCCTTAGTGTTTTGGTGCAAAATCGTGAATGGCACAGAGATGCCGGTCATGCCCTACTTTCTACTTCCATAGAAATAGATAATGATGAGATTGTAGATATTATAGAATTAAGTAATGCGGTAGAGACTTTTGGTATTATATCTTGGGCTGAAGGTTATGACGGAGCAATAAGATCGGACGAAGACGGATTATCTACACTAGGTAAAATTACTAAGGTTGGCAGCATTAGAGGCACTTTTGCTACTGTTTGTACTTGCGACGAAAATGGTGATATTGCAGATTGCGGTTGTACAGATTTCTTGTTTGCCAATCAAATGTATTTTCCTATTGGCACAGATATTTCCGATCTAGAAGTTGGCATGCAGGTATACGGCCCGTTTGTACCGTATGGTACATATATAACTGAGATTAATAGAAGTACTGCTTCTGGTGGATGCGGACCCGTTATTACTATAAGTCAATATGTTGACGACGAAATTACTGGAGGTGTTTTTGGTAATTGTTCTAGATATTATTCTTTTTATTTTTCAAAATTAGAAACAACTAAAAAAATAGATATAGTTTATCCATTAAGATCCAACAAGGCTCAGCTTTTTGAGTATGGCCTTAGATTCGGGCAAATTTATATGCCAGTATTTTGCTCATACGCCTATTATCACAAGTGGGTTGGTGTGCCAGTAGGACCATACAAAGGCGTTATTAAAATTGCTGGTAAAAGTCCAACTTTATATCCTAGTCAAAATTTTTCTTCAACTACTGGCGATACTAGAAGCTCTTGGGATATGGGATATAGACCAGTTTCTTTAAGTGCCTACGAAAGTAAAATGACTCAACCAGGCAGTTTGATAAACGAAACTTATAGTGATCTTAGATGCAAAGGAACTTTCCCGTTTTTTGATATACAAGGCTATCCATGTCCCAGTATTTTCTGCCCAACATCACTAGATCCTTGTTTTGTCTGTATAGCTTTTGATGCTTATGGTGTAGGCGGCAATGGTGGAAGATCTTTTAACAATCCCTGTTATGCTCAAGATATACTAGCGTATGATGGTACTTCATTTTTTAATTATGACATTAATCCTAATGGTATTTTTCTTTGGGAGGGAGAAGGTGGTATTCGCAGATACGATCCATTGCAGGACTTAGATTATTTAATAGCTAATTCTGGGACCGGATGGGCTGGAAATGCAGACTTTCCTGCTGGAACCGTACAAGATCCTTTACATAGACCTATCATAGATGGACATACTGGAGCAGCAGGTGTCGCTAATGGATACATCAACCCTTCTGTTGAAGTAACCAGAAATCCACAAAAAGATCCTAGACCAATGAGCCTAGACACTGCTGCACACCCTATTACGTATGGAGAGGTTGCTGATACTCCTTTTTATGTATATCAGCCACATGGTCATGTACATTTCCTAGTGATTTATAGGCGTAGGCTAGGTTGGGGTGAACCTAAATATGCATTTGATCAGTGTGGAAATGAAACACCAGATACTTTAATATATACGGAACCTGATCCTATTGGAAATCCTGGTGTATTTTTACCTTATCCTGAATATAGTTGTGCTCCTGGTTATGCAACTTTCCGTGGTAAGAATACCGCTACTGTTAGAGTTCTTATGGATAATTTGCACGTTAACGTAGTTAAAGATATTCATGGTCAATATCCAGAAAAGGCTCATGATATTATCATAGATAATCATTCAAATTTTGATACTGGAATAATACTTCCTTCAGAATCTGGAACAGAATGGACTTTAACTACACCACTATATAATCCTTGGGAAAATGCAGAATATGACAGATTGTATCCTTGCACTGATAGAAGAGTATATGTAAGAGAAGAAACTTTTCATGGAAATGTGAATGTTGGTAATGAAGATAATCCTTGGTATTGTTATCAATTGCCAGAAAAAGTCAAAACGTGTGGAGACACCAATTCAGTAATATCAGAAACTTCTGCTTTAGAATTAATAGATTTTGGTTATACTCTTGAAGGTATGCAAGAACTTGCAGAACAGAAATATCAATGTTGTAGACCATATGCAAGAGGATGTTTTTGTCCTTTTGGGTATTATGATAAATTTGGCTGGAGTTTGCTGGACAACGGTGCCTATCTTCATATCGCAGCGATACCAGATCCAGATAATTGCTTTGATTCTGTATTTGAATGGGAATTGAATATAGATTTATCTGAATATGGATGTCCGTGTGCTACTTACGGTACCCAAACATCTGCTGGTACAACCCCGCAGGGTATAGGTCAATCATTCCCTCTTGAGGGTCATGATTGCTGTGAATATCCTGGTTCACAACCATGTCCTATTTACGCATCAACTCTTTTTAGTGGCACATTTTTTATAGCAGGTGCTGGAATAGAAATTTGGATAGAATATTATTGGGATAAAGAAGATAAATTTCCAGGTAATGATATGTGGATCAGGTTTAGGGGGAGATTCGTTGGACCGGGAGATGATTGGTCAGAAGGTGGGTTTTTTCATCAAGACTGGATAAGCAGAGGATCAAATTGTTATACTTGTGAACATTGTGCTAATGATGGTTCATATGCAGATTTTCTTAGAAATGAAATGTGTTGCTCTGAAGATCCCACCGCCTGTGCTTTATTACCCGATATAGAGTTAGAAACAGAATGGGCAAAAGTTCCTTGTCCAGAAGATATGGGAGGTAGTGTATCGCTATCTCTTGCTGGAGAAAAGATGAATGCAAGCTTTACATTTAAAGGTAATTGTCTACAAGGTTTGATATATGATGTTAATGGAATTGCGTTGAGTAGTTCAGATGATAATTGTGGCTTAGGTATACCTATTATATGGGGTTGATGTAAAATGGACGATATTCAAAAAATATTAATGGTCTTGCAATCTATAGGATGTAAAATAAGCATACAAGATGATAAAATTGTATTTAGCGATAAAGAGCTTGTAAATGAAATACTCTTAAATAAAATTGAGACACATAAAACAGATATTAAATTACGTCTATCTAATGATATACAAACAATGTCCCTTGATCTTGACTCAGGTGGAGTTGGTACAGAACTTAAAAAACTTTTAAGCCCTATGT